GTCTAATTTAAAATTGAATTATGAAGAAGCTTCACAAGTGGTTAAAGACACAAACAATGTTATCTCAGCGGCGTTGGGAATCAATAAAGCAGCAAGAACTACTGCAGTCAAGCCAGCCGGAACAACTAGTTTGGTCCTTGGTACTTCTAGCGGTATACATGCTTGGCATAATGATTATTATGTTCGCCGTATGCGCTTAGGTAAGAATGAAGCAATATATTCTTATTTAGCAATACATCATCCAGAACTGATCGAAGATGAATATTTTAATCCAACATTGCAAGCCGTTATTTCAGTCCCTCAGAAGGCTCCTAATGGCGCTATAACAAGACATGAGTCTACATTAGATCTTCTTGAAAGAGTTAAACTAATATCAAAAGACTGGGTAAAAAATGGACATACTAAAGGCAATAATACTCATAATGTTTCTTGCACAGTTTCTGTCAGAGACGACGAATGGAAAAACATTGGTGAATGGATGTGGGCGAATAAGGAGTACTATAATGGATTGTCTGTCTTACCTTACCACGGGGGTACATACAAACAAACCCCGTTTGAGGACTGTACTAAAGAAGTTTATGAAGAAATGATGTCTACATTAAAAAATGTTGATCTATCTAAAGTAATTGAAGTTCAAGATAATACTAACTTTGCAGATTCGGCTGCTTGCGGTGGTGGTAATTGTGAAATAGTATGATCTATATAAAAGATGATTTTTTAGATAATAATTTAATTGAATTATTAAATACCAATAAGGATGAATTCCAGGAAGTAATAACTCCTGGAAAATCCTTCTGGGTTAAAAAGATACCTGATCCGATAGCTCAAGTTATAAAATTTGAAATAGAGGATCTAGAAGGTAATAGTATAGAACCTATATTATATTTTCTTAGACAAGCTAAGGAAGGACAAGATAGAGATTGGCGTATACATAATGATTCTATAATAGAAGGTCAACTGCCAGACAGAGCATGCGTGTTGTTTATTTCTGACTGTAACCAAGAAGGATTAAATGGCACTGCTTTTTGGGAGCATAAAAAATATGGAGATAGACTTAAAAAAATAAGTGTTGAAGCGCAAAATAGATTGTTAAACGAAGACGCTAATGACCTTGATTTATGGGATTTAAAATCTATAATAGGCCACAAAAAGAATAGATTAATATCATATCCGTGTAATTACTTTCATAGTAAGTATCCAAATGAATTCAAGGAAAGTAGAGTGGTATTTGTAATGTTTTATAAAGTAAAAAAATGAAAGAACAAACATTAGTTGAAATGAAAAACAAAGTAGAATCTTTAACAAGAGTTCTGCAACACGTAATGGGCGAGCAACAACACTTAACAACTTTAGCAGCTGGTACATTAGAAACACTTAAGTTAATGCCAGGTTATGACGATGCTATTAAACTCATGACTGAAAAAGCAAAAGAAGAATTAGCTAAGTAGCAAATAAAAAAAGGGGCACCGATAAAGTGTCCCTTTTTTATTTATGGAATTTTAGGTATGGCGCCTAGTTTAATTATCCCATCTTTCTTTTTTTACTTCTTTCTTTTCTTTTTTCTTCTCTACGCTTTTCACGTTTTGCTCTTTTTAAAGCTATTCTTTCATTAAGAGGCAAAGCTTTAATGGAGTCCTTTGTTCTCTGTCTTGTTTCTTTACCTTTTATTTTACCGGCTTCTTTTCTAAATGCTTTAGCTTCTTCCCTTATTTTAAGATCACCTGGAGTTTCTTCTATGCCAAGGCTAATTGAATTCCAGCCAAACAAAAGGGCCAATCTTTGCAGAGCACTATGGTGCGAATTCATCGCTTGTGAAACATTTTCTATTTTATTGACTAAACGGTCAGTCGGCGCACCTATTCCGGCTTCAATAAGCTTACCAGAAACAGAATACATTGGGCCTAAATGGATTCTCCCGTCTTGCATAACATCCCATCCACGCTTCTCTATAAGATCTTTTTCAAACTTTGTTTGCTGTAATGCAGAATAAACTTTGCGTACTTTCGACCCTATAGGAGGAGATATATTAACCCCTTCTAAAACAACTTTAGCATAATCAGCTTTGTAATTTTTATCTTTTTCGTTTAAATATTTTACGGCCATATTTTTGAGAGTAGCCACTATAGCCCCGTAATATCCAGTTCCTCTTAGTATAGAATCTAATACGCCTTCTGCAACATCTATAATTTTTTTGTCTTTTTCTTCATCATCATCATCATTAAAAATTACGGCGAATAATCCTTGTTGTAATGCAGAAAACATTATATTTTGAATAGCTAAATAGTAAGTTATTTTTGCAACATGCGTTTTAGCATCTCCTCTACCGTTCTTAAGATCCAAAAATGATTTCTTAACAATGCGTGACTGCTGCATTGCTGTATTCTGAAATGTCAATAATAATCTACCCGCTGGGCTTGCTTGCTGTTGTGATATATCTCTTGGATCACCCGACTGCTGTGTCTCGTCTGATACTTTTGTAAAATCTGTCCAGGCTTTATCTTCAGCTTCCTCCTGTGTTAATCCTTCTTTTAAATATGAATTAATTCTATTTCTATAAAATGGTGCGCCTCCAGAAGCAATAGCAAAACTATCCGCTAATTGTGTTGGCGTATATCCAATCTTTAGAAGATAGGATATAACCGCAGAGGCTTTGTTTTTGCTGCCAGCGGCTGCATTGGCTATTTCAGATGAAGCTACGTCTTCTTTAAGGCCGCCCCTTCTTTCCTTCATTTTATCTGAATTCCATATAGTTGCAAAATCTTCCCAATATTGTTTTGGATTAAGAAAAGCTTTCCCTGCCGCAATAGGATTATTATCTCTTAAGTTTAAAAAGTTAACTGCGCCTATTAACTGCAATGATGCCGATCTAGTGTTAAGAAACATAATTGTACCAGTGGAATTATTTACCCAATTACTCCAAGCATTAGTGCCTTTGTCTTTTCCTTGACTTCTATTTTTCCCAGTAGTCATTCTATATACAACGTCCTCAATAGCTTCTCTAGTAGCGGTACCATATATTGCTTCTACCTTATTCATGTTAGGGCCAACCAATCTACCTTGATCCCACTTACCAAAGATTTGCTCTGCATTAGCAATGAATTCTTCCAAGAACTTCTTTCTACCATTACCTTCTGTAAGACCGTGAAGATCAGAAATAATTGTACTAGCGTCCCAATTAGCTTCCGGCTTAATCCAATCTTTACCCTGCTTACCGGTTATAAGTAATCCATTCTTAAACTGGGTTAAATCTGGATCATTATTAACAAAGTTGCTTAACATTCTTTGGTCTTTCTTAGTTAATCCAGGAATCTCTACGCCATTAGCATCCCATATTGCAACACGTATTGCTTGGTCATATGTGAATTCACTATTTGGTATTAGCTTTTCTAATTGTCCTTTAACAAATGGATATTCCTTTAGTAATTTCTTGTAATCGTTTTTGATCGATTGTCTAGCAGCATCTAATAAATCCGTACCGTTTGAATATGGATCAAGCAAAGCATCTCTAAAAAACTTATACTGTTCTTCACCTTTTGCACCTTTACCTAGAAACTTATACAAAAGCAACTCAAAGTCAGCAGCAGAAGGTGGAACATAAACGTCAAATATACCCTTACGCGCACCTCTTCTTTTAGCAACAATATCTGAGTAAGTAATCATAGGGCCTATCCCTGTATTCTGTGATATTATCTTATTAAATTGTCCGTCTAATGAATTAAAGAATGCAAGCTTTTTCTGTTGCTTTTCTCCTTTTACATCAAAGTCTTCTAATATTGTTTTTACACCTATTGAGTTTTTAAACTTATCGCCGGCAATATTAAAATCATTGAACCCTTCCGAGAACTTACCTGTAACCCAATCAGCTTTCGCCTGATCTGTGCTATCGTCTAATGTGTTTATATTGTTTGCAGGTATGTTAACTCCTACGTTTTGTAATAATACTTGTATAGCACCGCTCGAATCCGTTGACTCTGTTGTTACACCAAAGCTGCTGTCTGGATCTGTATTGTCAAAACCATCTAGTATGTCTTTGTTTTTCCCAACCTCATCCTTTACGTCTGTATAATCAAATATAATACCGTCAAGTTCAAGTTGCATTTGTTGTTTAAGGAATTCCGGTACAGTTAATTTTTTAACCTTGCCTTCTTTATCTTTATATGAAATTTTCTTTTTTATTTTGGCAAGTCTTTCGTCAATGTCTATTACACTTATTTTTTTAGGCTTTGCAGCGTAAGATGGTCTGGCAGCATTCAATACCGTTTTAACTGCTTTTGCAGATATTCTATTACGTTTTAATAAAGAAGCTTTTCTAATTATTGTTAATAGTTTCTTTGGCTTATCATGTATATCTATAGGCGATTTCTGATCCCAATTTTGAGCCATTTTTGGAAAGCCAATAAAATACACACTAACATTTTTATCTTTGTCCATAGAGCCCCTTTGAGTGGTTACCTCAAAGTCTACGTCTCCTTCTAAATCAGGTAATACACCTTCAAACTTAGTGTCACCATAAGAGAATGTTCCAATTCCGCCAAATGTAATAGCATCATTAACACCTCCGTTTATATTTTTTACTAAATCTGCATTTGCTCGTATTCTAACTTTAGCTTTGTCTTGTAAATCTCTTGCTTTAGGATCTTTAAATACGCTTATTGGTACTTTTATACTGCCATTAGCAACTATTTCGCCCCCGTTAGCTAATAAATAATCTGTATACGCTTTAACATTAGTATCATTCTTTAATGCGTCAGCTATTACATCATTTATACCTGTGTTTTTGTTTATTGTTGGATTTGTAGTTACATTATTTATAACTACACCTTTAAGTCTAGAATCTTTATCTACTTTTAATTCAAAGTTATACGTATTCTTTTTATACTCTATCTTTAAATCAGTTAACTTAGATGTTGATGTCGATGCTACTTGGCTAATTAACTTAAATCTGTTTATTTTACTAAGTACCTTTTCAACAGGATCTTCTAAAGCAGATATTATTTTATTCTTAAAATCAAATTCTTTATTTTCTATATCAATTACCTTTAGGTACTTTCTTAATTGCTTTATTGATTTTTCTTGTAGTACATTGGTAACATAGTCAGAATCTTCTTTAGACAAACTAGATACAAAATTCTTATAGTCTTCGTTGTTTAAATCCCATTCGTTTTTACTTAATACAGTTAATACTTCTTTAGCAACCTTCTTAGATTGTTTAACATTACCACGTTCAGCTTGTCTAGCCATTTCTGCAGCAAGAGTTTCAAATACTTCAACACCTTGTCTTTCTTGATTTGTTTTTAAAGCGTCAAATATAGGTCCTTCATTTGCAAGATCATCTAATATAATATCAAAAGATGCTTCTTCAGCAACAACTTTTGCTAAAGATTCTTTCCTACCTCTAATTGGATTACCATCAGGACCAATAATTTGGTCAAGAAAATCCGTGTCCGATATATTGTTTGCAACATTTGGCAACCTTCTTGCCAATTCACGACCTGATGTTCTACCGGCATTATCTGTGCCCATAGACTCTCTGTCAATCTTTTTGCCAACCCATTCTGGAAAATTTGTCCATTTACCATCTACTCTTTTTTGAATAGCAATTGGCATGCCTCCTTGCCCATCTTTACCCATAAGCCAGGTGGTAGTCATATTCTCAAGAACATATTTTTTATTCTTTAATAACCAGTTCCTTAGTTGATTGTCTTTTTTAGTACCCATTGCTGATTTAACATCAATGTCGACTTGCTTACCAATCTCATCTCTAATCTCTGTTATTAATGGCGTTACAGTTCGGTTTAATGTTATAGGAGCATCAATACGGGACTTCAGAGTTCTAATAACAGTAAGTATCTTGCTATTTATTGATTCTAAAGTTTCTGGTTCAAAAACCTTTGATTCCAATGCATTCTTATACTTTGGTTTTTCAACAACTCTTTCAGTCATATTTTGATCTGCAGTCTCTGTAGCCATTAGGCCAGTCTCTTCTGAAGCATCCTTGCTGAATTCTTTACCTAATACTCTTCTAGATGCTGCAATTGCTCTAACAGGCAGATATTTATTAATATAAGCAGCTAATGGAACCCCTGATTCAGGTTTGTATTTAGTTATTAAATCTAAAATACCGCCTACTCCTGTCTCAATTTCATCTGTTAATATTTCTCTAAAATTATCAAAGTCCGGGGCATCTCTACGTTTGTCTACAATGCGTTTTGTTATTGGTCTAAACAATTTTATAATTTGGTCAGCGCCATTTCTACCTTTCTCATCGTAGATCTTTTGCACTTTGTCAGAAGATATAGATTGTTTTTCTTCTCTTACTATTTTTTTAAGTGCATTTTCCTCGGCATCTTCCTGCTCTTCTTTTGTCTTTTCTTTTTTAACAACCTCTTCTTTAACCGGAGCTTTTTCAATTAACTTCTCCGCTGCTTTTATCTTGCGTTCAATGTTGGATTTTTTAGAAGTATATTCAGCCTCTTCCATATCTCCATAACCTTCATCGTATTCGTCTTCAAGGTCTTGCAATTCTTTAGTTAGACTTTCAACTTGTACTTTTGATGATTTTATATCTGCTGATGTAGGTATTGCTCTTACGGCTTTATTGCCTTTAGCTATGGATCCTTTATAAGAACCCTCTTTTGCCAGTGCTTTAAAAGCTTTGTTAAATTGTCCCTTCTCAAAACTTTTGTTATAGTCTCTAACAAAATTAAATACATCTTTGCCAGTATCAAATCTTACTTTACTTAATCCGTATTTTTGAAATACTCTACGTATTATATCGCCTATTTTTGTAAAGAATGTTTCGTTGTACTTTATATCTCCGCTTGATAAAGATTCCGATAACAAAGGTAATACCTCTTCTAAATACTTACCTTCTGCTTTAACAATTCTACTATCAGCATCAGCAACTGTCTTATCATATTGCTCTTGTGTTATTTGCTCTTTATCTAAAAACGCTTTAGCTTTAGCTATTGTAGCTTCATATCCGCTTTTTGTTTCTTCAAAGTCAGCTTTATATGTATCGTATCTACCTTTAAATTTAGTGTCATTTAAAGCTTCCGTACCAACATAATTTTCAATATGATTATATAACTGCGTTCCCATCTGTTTTTGCAGCTTAGGATCGTTTAAAACAGCTTTATATATAAGTTTATGCAAGAATTCATGTTGTCCAGTTGTAACAACTTGATCCATTTCAGCAGCTTCTTTGTTTATTAACAATGCTTCTTTACCATTCGCTAATGGTATAAATGAGCCATAGTCATCGGCAATATTATCAATTGTATCCGTATCAAGAGTTGTATTTTCTGTTAGGTATTTTATAACATCGTTTGCCGTGTTTAATTCAGGCATATCAAGATCTTCTCCAAGGCCTATATTTTTTATTGCTTGCTGAGTTCTTTCAATGTCCGTTGTAATTACTTTGGTACGTAATTCTGCATTGTAAATATCTATAGCGCTTCTATTTATTTCTTCTTCATTAAAGCTAGTTTTACCCTCCCCAATCAAATCAGAATCAGCAATCAACATTTCCGTTGCTTTATCTTTAATTCTAGTTTGTTCTGCTTCTGGCAACTTTTTAAAGTCCTCGTAAATATAATTGCCTTCAATTATACTAGATTTTCTTTTCTGTAAATCTTTAGCTTGTATTGCTAGTTCTTTAGTCATTGATTCCTGTACATCTATTGGAAGTTCAGGATTATCTTGCAAGTCTAAATATTTGCTTTTTATATTATCTAATCCAGTATTTAATACAGAGATTTCTTCTTTTATACTATCTGGTAACGCATTAATCTTTTCTAAGTTAGCGCCTACAATAGCTTTATTCTCATCCACAAGTCTAGTAACTCGTGATGAGATTATCTTTTTATCAGAATCACTAACGAAAGGATTTGATAATTGCGTTGTAAGATTATTTATTTCTTTATTTACTGACTTAACTTTATTATACTCAGCAGCTTTCATATAGCCTTTAGCCGCATATACAGGCACGGTATTTGTACCCGCCATACCAGTAGCTATAATACCCGCATTTGCAATCGCTCGATAATCCAGTTCTTTTCTAATACCAGAATTCATATCGTTTAATTGATTAGCCAATTCAACACCACCTTCTTCAACTACCTCTCCAACAGCTCCTATTAACGGATTTTTTTCAATAGCATTTTCTACCATGCTTTTCCACCCGTTGGCTAATATTTTAGAACCCGCTTCGGCCCCTTTATCAGCTATTATTCTTTTAGCAACAGAACCAGAAATTCCTGTAAAAAATTGACCAACATAACGTTCAAGCAATCCGGATACAGCAGCATTATTCACTCTAGTTCGAGTGTCCATTTCTGGATTTTCAGCTTTTAATTCTTCTGATTTTGAAACTGCAGCAGAAGCCCCGATACCTGCTAATACTGCAGAACTACCACCGCTTAGCATAGCCGCAGCCATTGGAGCAAAAGATTGAACCGTACCTCCGGCGACTAGTTTTGCAGCGCCTAAGTAATTACCATTCTCAATAGCTGTTAATGGGTCAACTCCATTTTTATCACTATAATCTTTAAATACTTTATTAGATTCTTTTATTCTTTCTTGCAATATATCGGCTGGTATATTTTTTATACCAAACGTTTCCATTATCTGATCAGAAGAACTATACACTGGTTCAAACCCAGCGGCCTCTCTTAGTGTATTAGCTAATGGATCAGTAAAATTAGAAGCTATAAAATCGTATGCGTATTCAGGCGCTTTATAAATAGATTGCACGGCTTTAGACACTGTAAAATCCAAGCTTTCTTTTATATAATTCATAAAGCCACCTTCTTCCTTCTTCGCCTCTTCTGCTTGATATTCAGAAATAAGCTTAGTAGTTGGCTTTACTGGTTTTACACTTGCAGGTTTAACGGTCTTTGTTTCTGGATCAACTGATTCTTGTAACTTACCTAGAAAAGAACTTTTTATTTTATCCTCACCAAAAATATTATCTTGAGATACCGATGAAGGTTTTACCGATTTGGATGCCGTACTTTTTGGTTTCCCTGCTGTTACGGCACCCTTTTTTACAGCAGGCTTCGGCTTTCCCGGCGGTTCAATAGTAGGTTCATCCTCTATTCTTTTAATACCGAATTTATTAATATATGTATCAATATCAAGTCCTTTTTCTTCAGCTTTAGATAATACTTCCTCTTCTGTAAAATCAACTCCGTTATAATTGTATATAGGCATATTTAATGTTGTTTTTTATTAAGGTAATTTAACTACTTTAGGTTTCTTTTTTATAAGTTTCTTTTTACTTTTAAATTTGTCTTTTAAAGGAGTACTTCTTTTAGCACTATATGCTTCTATAGCTTCTGCTGCTCTATATATCTCGTCCGCAAAATCCTCGTATTTTCTTTCGCCTATTAATATTGGTTCAAAATCAAGCATCTCTTTATCGTATTGGAATGCTTTTAATTTACCGTTTTCTAATAACAATCTTCTTCCTTGTGTTCCGGCTATTGATCCTCCTTTATTTGTAATTACACGTCGGATATTTTCGGCAGCGTAGTCATAATTTTTTTGAGCCTCGGTAACTTTACCGCCTCCCCCCCTACCGCCTCTTCCGGCAGCGGTTAATCTAGGTTCTTTTTTAGGCGTAACAATGGCATCTCTATTTTCCCAGTAAACAGTTGTTTCCTTACCATCTTCGCCTTTTTCTGTTGTTGTAGTTAAGTTTTTTGTTACAGACTCTAAAGTGTTTTCTGTAAGCATTTTCTTTATAGCTCTTTGTTGTTCTTCTGGAGTCAATGGAGCAATATTTTTATCGAAATAACCTCTATCTTTACCAAGTGTTATATCTACGAATGCTCTAAGTTCAGGTGTCTTACTACCATTTACCCAACCAGTTGCTTCAATGTCAGATTTTTCATTCACAGCATCAGTTATAGCAGGTAAATTCAATCTCCTAACTCCAACCATTTCCATTTGTCTACCTTCACTAGGCACATTTATTGTTTCTGGAATATTTGATAAATATCCTGGTCGGAGTTGATCTTTGTCAAAGAAAGTTTCTTTAGCTTGCTTTATGTTTTCATTTCTATCTGGAACTTTGATAAGAAAAGAATTATTAGATAATTTATCCGATGTCAAATATTCCCTTGAATTAAAAGTATATTCATTATAATCCGTTTCTCCTTTCTTTTTCCATTTTGCAGTAATATTGAACCCGCCTTCATTATCATCTGTTACTTCGTAACTAGAGTCGTCATAGTCCTGCGTTCTTTGAGTCAAAACATTCATTGCTCCCATTTTTTTGTCAACAACGTCTCCAACTCCATTTACAACATATCCTCCAGGTTGTCCATAAGTTCCAGCAGAATCAGCATATACGGCAAGTTCTCCACCTAATGTTTTTACACCATCAGCAGTTCCGTCTATGTATGTATTTGCTAAAGATATTTTAGCAAGCAACTCCTGCCGTTTTGGTCCATCGGTTTCAGAAAGTAACCCTATTTCAGCATCGGCAGCGTCTTTAATCCTTTGGCCAACTATTTCGTATATTTTTTCATCAGGTTTTACCCCTAATTTACCTTGTTTCGCAGACCAATCATCTTTTTTATTATTCCAAAGAAGCTCTATTCTATTTCTTTCATCACGTTCTTTTTTTACAGATGCTTCCCTTTCTTTTTTTGCTCTATCTACATTAGCTGAATATGCCTGTATGCCGCCGGCTATTGATGCCGCAGCTCTTTCAATACCAGCACCAATCAACTCGCCACTCTTTGCTCTTTCGATTATAGGCGGATTTTCGTAATACCCCATTATATTTTTGTTTTAATATTGATTTGTTATACCTTTGGAGTAGTAGTTGTTCCGCTGCCAGAGCCCATAGAACCAATTGCAGCACCGCCTAAACTACCGACTGCTCCAATTGCTGATCCATATAAAGCACTCTGTGATTGTAATGCTGATTGCCTATTATGTTGCGCTTGTACTTCTTGACCAGACAACCTATTAAGTTTGGCTATATCTCTACTCTCTTGTTCCCCATATTGAAATTTAATACCTTCTGCTTCAGCAGCCTGTATCCTTTGAGCTTCATTCATTTGAATATTCTGTAGTCTTTGCGCTTCCGCCATTTTCATTTGTTCCATTTGCTGGATTCCTTGAGCTTTTAATTTCTCATTAGCGGCTTCTTGCTGTTCTATACTAGCAGAAACACCTTTCTTACTTTGTAAAGCTGCTTGAGCTAATGCCGTAGCTCCTCCGGCACTTGCTCCTGTAGATCTTAAAGTGTCTAATGTATTTGCTAATGACATATCCGCCTCTTCAGCCTGCATTTTAGCAGCTTGTACAGAAACGCCTAAGTTAGCAAATGGATTACTAACCATACCACTAAGATCTTTAGCCATACTACTTATGTCTTTTAAATTAGCATAAGGGTTTGGGATAGCTTGTCTGTTTTTTTCAAGAGCTGCTATTTCTGCAGCCTTTCTTTCAGCTTCATTTTTATATCCTTTAGCCGCTTGCTTTTCTTGATTAGCTGCTACCAATGATCCTCCAACCACTACCGCTGCCGTTACCGCTGCCGTTACTGCTGCCATATTATGTTATTTTTTTTGATATTTCATAAGAAGGATTCTTGTCTACAGTATATCCTAGCTTACTATGTATATCCATTAAACTCTTATTCCTTGTTATACTTATTATTGTATTGCAACCTTCATTTATAGCCACCGTTTCTAAACCGTTTATAAGCAAAACTAAAGATTCTTTTCTGTCTTTCTCTCTGTATTCAGGATTAGAAACAATCCAATCTAGCCAAGCTGCTTTAGAATTGGTTAGATATAAAAACCCAGCCGCTATAGGTATATCCCCTTTACAAATCATCAATCCACCGGTACCATTCATTGGTAATACATCTTTGCTTAGTTCCGGCCATCTCCACCATTTCCACCAAGATAACAATGTATCCCAATCCGAATCTTCTAAAGCTCTTATATTTAATTCCATTTAGTTTAATTTTAATAATAAGAATGAACATAGTTTAAAGACACTGCGTATAATTCTGCTTGTTTTGATTGTGTTCTAGACGTACTAGTTGAATAAGGGTCTGGGAACTCTAAAGTGGCTGTTACATAATATCCTTTTATACCTGACATTGAATCACCGTATACAACCTCGCCTTGTCCTGACGATGTGTCATTTATAACAGAACCGTAAAATTTATTTTCTTTACTCTTGAAAGATGTTGTAAATAATTGGTTTTGTAGATCGCTTAGATTGGTTGGTAATACAAATGAACTAATACTTAATGCTTTGTCAGAGTCAGTATAAAGCTCTGTAAGGGCCCATCCAGTGCTACCTTCATAGTTTATAGTATTAAAGTTTTTAGACTCAGATACATTAGGATTTAAGACTAATGTAACTTTAGAACTATATTGAACTCCATAAAAATTACAGTAACTTGCTAGAGTAGTAGGAACATAGTGTTGCCAAATATTGCCATCCTTAAAAGTAAAGTAGTTTTCTCTTAAACTGCCAGCTAATTGCGGTTTAAATGAATACAAACTAACCCAGCCGTTTATATCTTCATCAAAAGATATTGTTTGAAAACGGTCTATATCGTCTCTTGTGCCTATTACAACCGGAGGCTGCATAGATAGCACATATAGTTTGTTATGCATATCCCAAGAGCCAATAATTTTACCGTTTTCACCAACTCCAGACAAATTATCTCTAAAGTAATCAATCATACCATTGGCTGATATTTCAGTTATACCATCTTGAGACAATCTTAATACAGCATTTTGATTTCTATCCGTGAAGTATTTTCGATACCCATAAACAGCAAAACTTTCTGGGTTAGTACTTATGCCATAGTTGCCAGCGTATGATTGAATCTGGCCTATTACTTGTGTTCCAGACGTAGTCATTGGCTGTCCTTCTGCCGAATATATTGCATCTTTATCTATCAGCGCTCTGCTAACCTTTCTCTCTTGAAATATTATTAGATTAGTATCTTCTGCGTATAGTTTTTGTATAGATCCTTGAGATGGTTCAACACTTCTAACTATATCTTCTGCTATTGAGAATTGATTAGTATTGTTAACACCTGTTCTAGAATTAAATATCCCAGAATATATCATAGAGTTACTTCTGTATTGTTGACCATTTATGTCTTCAACTATATAAGCTTTAACTCCAAAATCTACCGATGTATTATTATAACCACCACGTATTCTAGCTTCTTCAATATACCAGTCACTGTCAGGAGTTGATTGATATCCTTCTGGGACATGTGAAAAATCTTTTATAGCACCAAATTTTATAATAGTACCAATGGGAACTTCTTCAGTAACAGGGTTTGAAAAAACTACTACGTTACCCCCATTACTACCATACAACACAGTGTTAGTGAAAATTGTACCTTCTAAAGTATAACTTATTTCCTGACCTACGCCAACAGATACAAAATCTCCAGTAACATTAACAAGAGAATCGCCAACCTCAATGACACTATTTGTTGTTTTTTCGAACGGTAACACATCAACTACTGTATCTAGTTTCTTTAACCAGAATGAGTTAAAATATTTTAATTCTATAGTTGCTGCCATAATTAATAATTACTTGTTTATTTTGATTTTTAAATTGATTTAACTTGCAATAAATTAAAAGCATCAAGGTCTAAATACGGACTTATAATATAGTTATCGCCAATCTCACTTATTATTTGATCAGCTAATAAAATTGTATTAATATCAATCACAGATAAGACTGTAGACGAAGTGCCTCTGGTTATGTTGTATACCCAATCAGATGGTTTTACCCATGCTTGTAAGAACGTATTATTAGTGTCAATTAGATATTGACCGTTAACAGCTGTAGCTGAACCGAATAACTGGCCTCTTTGATTATAATCCCAAGCCGTATAATAATTAACGAACGGAGCGTTGCTATTCGCTACAAAACTACCGTTATCCTCAAATATAGCTGTGAAGTAAGGTTTTTCAGTTATAGGTGGCATTAATGTGATATAAGACGAACCATTTATAGGTGGAGCACTCCACGTAATAGGTCCATCTGTTATTATACTACTATAGTTTTTATCTGAATTCCTATAAGTACAATATCTACCGCCGAATGCAGGTTCCCAAGGTATTAGGGTATCTTCATCAATATAAAACTGTTTTATTGAGTTACCATTGTTTGTAGTAGCCCACAAACTTCCTTTTACATCCGTATTCCTGGTAAATAAAACAATTACAGTGTTTTCAGGTATAGGTATTTTTGTGTTACTACTTAATATTAGTTCTTTTGTTGTTTCATTTATGCTAACAACCCTAGTGTTATCATTGAAATATGGATCTCCACCCCAATTTGTATATCCAGAAGTCCATATATATACACCAGGAGCGATACTTCCAACCATCTCGTTTAAATAAGTAGCCAACGGGAAATCAATAATAGTTATTTCATTAGATGCAACAGACTGAGCATTGACATATACGTTTGATAAGTAATCAAAACCAAGCCTAGCGGGCGCAGGTGCTCCAAGTTCTCTACTATATGGATAAGAAGATGGTGTATTTATAGCCACGTCATATCTATAACTATTTTCGTAGTCATTAACATCTTTAGTTTGTACTTTGCCAAAGAAATCTACTGTAGAACAATATAAATTCTCAGGATACGATCTATTTATTATAAATATTTGATTATCATTAATGAATACATTTGAACCACTAATACGTATTGTATTACTTCCTACTCCGCTGACTTGCGTTATGGTTCTAATATATGTTGTAAAAGGAAAAGATGCTTCTCGCCATGATATAGTATCTCCTACAAATACCTCTTTAGAAGTCGTAGAAATGTCTAATGTCACAATCATATTAATACTCGGGGAATCTGCATATCGCATGAATACAGTACCTGAAACCTCCCTTTTGTATTTATATCTTAATACAAGGCAATACTCGCCAGGTATTGTAGCTACTAAAGATGTTTGTTTCAACACATCACCTGGACTATTTTCAGGTATTCTAGCTACATTGACAATTGAATTTGCAGGAATAGAAACTGATGGCCCGCCAGTTTCTAATATTACCGTATATATACCATCTCCAGGATAAACTTCTGTTATTTTATAATAACCGTTACCACTAAGTGATAATCCAAAAACAATATAATCATTTACTTTCGGTAATGGTTCGGAATCAATTATAGTTAGATTTAATGGCGAAGCAGGTATCGTTGCCGTTGACGCAACACGTAATGCAGTATAATGATAAACCGACATTTCACTGCTAAAATCGTCCCAAATAGCCGGTGTATTTGTAGGAGTATCAAGCGGCATACTATTATTGTTTTTAAACACAGACCAACTCCCGTTTATAGGTGATGATAATGGTCTATAATATAATATGTATTCTAATTTACCTTGTCTTTGAGTATTACAATATGCTGTTATTTTTTGCAAAGTATCAATAGCAGTAGTATTAGGATATAAATTTCTACCAACATTTGACATGATAAATTCTAGAGAACCCCTTGTTAAACCTGTAGGCGGATTAGATGATCCAAATATTAACCCGTTAGCTTCTCCAACGTTAATATATGATTGAAACGCAGATGTAGTTGGAGGTGATGGAAATGTATCTGTTATATCAGGTAAAAACGGATTTATTCCATTATTTACACCAAAGGCACCTAACTCTAAATTTGATGCACCAATATAAAAAGCTGCGTAACCCTGTCCAATTACATTAGAATCACTACAAGCGGTATCATGATTCCATACAAACTCGTCTGTTTCATATATTAAGCTTTCAGGAACAGGAGGGGTTATTACAGTAACTGTAAATTCAATATCGGAGAACAACGTACCATAATAATCCTCTTCTCCTACCAATGGGGCCCCAGCATATGCGTCTTGAACTCTAACTTTCAAAGTATAAACCCCTAATGGTATAGTTTGGCTTATAAGTGATAATAATCCATTGGTTGAATTTAACGTGAAGTAGTTATTTTCATTGCCTTCTATTAAAGTCCAATATAGTCCCTGTTGATCTTGCGGTGAAGCAGCGAAAGATCCATTACTAGCAGTCAACGTTACTATTGGTTGACTTGTACTAGTAACTGTAGGGAATTCAACAAATATTTTTTTACTATATTCAGCTGCTGTTTGTGTAAAATAAGGTTCAATATTTCTTAATCTACCTGTTAACTCAAATGTAGCAAAATTATTTGGTTCCCATTCAACCTTTATAGTAAAAGTATAGTCCCCAAGTACCGGAGCGTCGTGATCAAATGCGAAGGCATCGTTAATAAAAAGTCTTATAGAACTTGGATCAAGATCCTGATTTAAACTAACTCCAAATTTAGAAGTCAAATCAATTGCTGGGGATGAGTTATCAAAAGCTGAAACTAACACGGGGGAACCTATAAAAGATAAAGGTACTCCTGTGTTATTTAAAATCACAAAAGTATTAGTTATCCATTTAGAATTAGGTTCACCTTCTTCTGTGCCAACACCTAATCTATTTTGGTTTTCATAAAATAAAAAATTTATATTGCTAAATCCAATAGGTCCTTCATACCCAACTAAAACGTCATAATTGAGATCAGATATAAGGCCAGTAGAAGTAGTTTCCCAGAATAATTGTAATGCTGACGATACTGGGGTTGTTTCATATACACTTAAATATGGCATCATCTTGTCGCTGACTACTCCAATAGGATTTACAACTGAAATTCTGCCTATGCTAGGCTTTGTTTGAAGTTGGTAAAAATTTAAACCGGCGGTGCCTTTTATGTTGTTTACATCGTTTTCTAAAAAGTTAAAATCCGCAGCCGTTGCTATAGCTGTAACAACATCTGCTTTTCTTGTAGGAAAATATTGTATATTCTCTCCTTTAGCAATCGTGTAGTTTAAATATTTAATACTGCCATCATTAACAACGTTATTAGGCGGACTGAATCTTATAATACCATGTGTTGGTCTAATTATTTTTAGTTCTGTATTAGCTGGCATATCAACAGCTAGGGTTGGAGTAATTTCTATATCACTGCCAATAACATTTGTAATTGTAGCGTAATAAACAATACCATCTATTTCATAAACCACTTCATCATCAATGATTACTATGTTAGTAGACGGCTTTAACTCAACAATGCTATCGCCACTACTTTCAAGGGCTAAATTATACTCTAAGAAAGAATACAATTCATTGGAAACGACTGCTGTATTTGCATACCATCTATTTGGATTGTCAATAGGGTCATTTGCTTCATTTGACTGAATTCCATTACCTGGAACAACTGTTTTTATAACACCAGAACCGTTTCCATTCTCTGATAATTTATATATTATAGAGGTAGCTAAAGGGTTCGTTACTAAATAATCTTCGTCTGCTATAACGTCTATTATTGTAATAGAATTTTCTACTTTACCATATAAAGAAACACTACTTCTATATAATTTTTGATCAGGACCTACTTCAACTAAGTCTCTTGGTACTTTATTTATGTTATCATTAATTAATACTATATGACTAGTCTTACCAATTTCTCCTATAGGAAAATCAGTTATATTTATACCATTTTGCGTAGAAGCTACACCTAAAGAATCATATACAACCTGAGAACCATATGTTTGATCACTAGGGTAACCATCCAACATGCCGGGTAAATACACGTTATAATATTCTTGTTGTTGTTGTTTTACTACAACTCTATAAGAATACCAACCTATTTCGTTTATATTATATGAAAACTTTTTATCTACAGGATTATCAAGATTTGATAAATACAAATCGTTTACCCTACCATTTGTTCTAATAAAATAAGTTGGCGGTGAAGGGGTTGGATCTGTGTTTTTCTTTGGTATAACAGTCACGTAGTCAGTATAAGCACCGCGCATGCTATCCCCTATTGCTGGCACGGTTTGATTAGATGTTGAATCAATTGTAAATTGATAAGAATTATCGGTTATAGTAGTAGACCCTGGTAAAACTATAAAACCAATATTAGAAACCGGTTCGGCATATAATCCCGGAGTTCCTGCCTGAATGTCTCTGACGGAGTCTATTGTGCTATTAACAATAGTAACTATCGCGTTTCCAAACCAGTTTTTAACTGACAAAATGTTAGCAGAGTTTTGGTCCTCATAAGGCGCATATATAGTTGACCCTCCAAATAAAGTACCGCCAATTTCAGTGGATTGGGCTGGAGCTGTAGACAATATAACGGACGATTGTCTACCAAATTTATCGGCTAATATAAATCCTGTTTGATAATTCCTATTTTGCTTTACTGTATGATTTGGATATTCTATAAAATTATTAAAAACACTAGATTTTGGCAATATAGTAGTGTTATAGTTTAAACCGACTGGAGGTGAATATGTATTATAAAAATTACCATATACTACCCTATTCCCAACTACTTCTTGACTTAAAGCTCTAACAGGTACATTATCATATACCCTAGTTACTTGATCGTCTGGAAGTGTCTTAAATGGTTTTTGAGACTGATAAACATAGTTGTATATATTGGTATTTGTAGATGATTGTCTTATGTCAATATATTCTATTGTTTCTAACACTTTTATAGATAAAGCATCAGACTCTTTATATAATATCTCTAATTGCGTTATTTTATAAGTATCTCTAATATTGTTACCGGTATCAGGCAATGGTACTAATAATTCTATATTGTTAATATTATTCTCCATCCAACTGATTACTGTACTCTTATAAGCAGACGATTCATCTCCACTCAAAAAATAACCTTTTTGTTTTGGGATATAAGCTATCTGTGTAAATGGAGCTATTAAAGAATATTCGTTATCATCAAACTTAAATCTATAACTAAATCTTACATATTTATCTTCTAGAAAAGATGGGTCTCCGGCCCACCCCGGGTCGTTAGACTTGTTAGTCATTGTCGATGTTAGGAATGTAATTGTGTCTCCAACAATTATACCAGAATTAAAAATATAAAGCTCAAATGTGCCTTCTCCTACGGTAAGGACCGTAGAATAACCACTTTCGGGCATAGTTCCGGATATTAATGTCATACCTACCTCTAAAACCCCAACCATGTCTTCAAATGAATAAACACCGTCCGTTATATCTGTTATTGTTACAGTTGCTTTTCTAAACATAGAAATAGGATCTATAGGAGCATATTTAGCAACAGATATTTGAGTTTCTGTAGTATAATATAATGGATTATTTATTGCGCTCTCTACGTTTATTTTTCTTGGTTGATTTCTATTATCTGTCCAAAATAACAATCCTTCTATTAAATTTACGCCTAGTATTAAGTTTGTAGTTGAGAAGTTTAAGAACGTACCGGATACTAGCGTTTTATATTGTGGGTTAGTATTAAAATCATATACAGTTATCTTCATTGTCCAACCGCCAGTTGGAGGGGGGATGTTATCGCATAAAGTTATGTTTTCAGGAGTTAAGTCAATATAGTTAGTCAAGAATTGATATATCCTATTATTCTGATTATCCATAAAAGCACCTATACAAGTTAAACTAGCATCTACGGTACTTAACACATTTAGTTTCGCGTTACCTAATATATTTTGTAATACACCTACATTATTATTCTCAGATTTACCAACAGATATATTTAGAGCTTCTCTATACTGCCCATTAGGAATAAGCCTATCATCTAGATCTTTATTCATTTTTGATTGTAGGAAACTATTTTTTACTTCAGCCATTTTATTAGTGTTTAATCCATTTAGATTTACCTCTTAATACTTGCGTAATCTCTTCTAACTTTATATTAGATAATCTAATTTTAGTATTTCTTAATTTTGCTCTTTTTTCTTGCTTTAATCTATTTACAAGATATTCAGGTTGATTTGATCTAGTAGATATTATAGCATGTAAAATATAAGCATACATAGCCTCCTCGGCCAATTTAGGCACTCTAGAATCTAAATCGTATGCCAAACCATCAGACACATATTCTAATATTATTAGTTTACCAACTAAGTCACTACTAAAAGAAATTTTGCCTTCTCTTTCGTTCATAGTGAAATAACCGTTCATGTTTGCATATTGAGGATCTAATCCGTATCTTCTACCATAGAAAGCACTTTGAACCCACATATCGCCATTATACCAATCCCCTACAAAGTTATTAATATCAAACTTTACGCGTTCTTTGTTATTAGTTGCCCATCTTTCTTCAGTTATCGATGTACCCGTTATATTTGATTCAAAGTTATCTTGAATCGGCATACCTCTATTATCCTGTATAGGATTCTCATAGGGGCTAATAGTTATATTGTTCGATGGGTATATAGGATGCTTTATTCCTGAATGATCTATCCAAGACATCTTAACGTAATTTACATAATCTTGTGGAATTATAACACTTAGGCTTGGCGGTATATTTAGTTCTTGTGATTTAATACTTTTTAAAGTATCATAACTAAACTCTTGCATGCTACGTTTAGCATGAAATATTACGTCTGTTCTTTTTACGGTGTTTATTAATTTCCCGTGTCCAACATAAGCAACAATAAAGTTACTCACAATATCATTAAGGGTTACGTAAGAATAACTGCCGTAATTTTGCTCTGTAGTTTCGCCATAAGCTAAAGTAGATGGATCATCTTGATCTCCGTATCTACCGCCGCTTAATGTTTTTAATTGAACAACTAAAACACTATTAGTTTCCGGCAACCCAGAGTTAATATATCTTATTGTATTACCAATTACAGAATACTCTGTAACCACCTCTTGAAACGTGCCAGGAAATCCAGTTGCGCTCCAGTATAATTTAAAGTTATTTAAAGCGTAATCTGTATCGTTGGGATCCCAGCCACCAAATACTAAATCAGTGTTAAAAGTTGTTTCAAAAGTATTAGTCCAAGGCAATCTACCTCCTCCTGGAGTATATATTATTTCAAAACCTTGAGCACCTTCGTAATACTGTCTATTAGTTTCTGTTATTAATCCATTGTTTGGGGTTGACATATTCTATTATGATTTTGAATTAATATTCTCTGCTTGTATCTGTTGAGCAGCTATACCAACTATTTGCGGATCATTTACAACTATACCTGAATAAAGTAATATTCTAGTTATTAAATTATTTTGTTCTGATGGATGTAATTGAAAATCTTGTGATGCTCCTGGATTGTAAATATATTGATTATTTGGCCCTAATGTAAAGTTCCATATTGGATTTAAAGGTTTCTTAATATATGTACAAGAAACATCGTCTTGTATGGTTTTTGGATATACATATATATTGAAGTTTCTATATTCATATATAGGCCAATAAAGCGAAGGCTTGGTTACGGGAGATAACATTAGTTCTAATAGTTCGTTTGGTTGAACATATTGAATCTCTTTTTCATTTTTATATATTACAGTGCCTATTTTATAAAAATTAGTAGGATCAGGAATAGTAAAGTGATCAGTAGAAAAATCACAAACTCCACTAGAATGAAAAAAAGCTATTTTTTCTTCTAGGTTTTTTATTCTATCTGAATATTCGCTATCATTACCTTGAACTCTAAGAACTTGGTTTAGATCTTCAAAGTATTCATTGAATATTTCCAATTGAACTTGAGTCGCGGTCTTATTAAACTCGTCTGGAGTTAAGTTACCTCTTTGTTCTTTATTTATAATTAATAGAACTGTTCTATATACTGTGTCTACACTTACTGCCATTTGCTATTTTTATTATAATATTAAGCGGATATTGCAGTTTAATTTACAATATCCGCCTATATATTAGTATTACGTATTATTTAAGTTTTTTCTCTATAGACTTAAAGATTGTAATTCCTTCATCTGTTTTGAAAAACGCCGCCATTGCAGAATACGGATTCTCATCAAACGGTACTGTCATAAGCTTTCTATCATTCTCTCCCCACATAAATGTTCTTTGATCTTGTGATAGTTTAATAATTCCAGTTTCAGTTGCTCTAATCGCTAAGTTTCTTAAAGGAACATTATCATCATTAGCCAATTCTAAGAACAAAGAAGGATTTTTCCTAGCTAGTAGTAACAAATCTCTTTTTACTTCCTTAGAACTCATCTTATTGACTCTAGATCCTACTTCAACTCTTACAATAGCTTCTGCCATATCAATATCCATTGCTAAAGCCGCATTCATCGCGTCAACCTCTAATTCTAAATAATCTAAGTCATCTTCCGCTTCAACGACTGCGTCAAACTCTGTAAACTTTATATTAAGCCCCGGATGATAAATAGATAATAATTTTTGTAAGTTTTGCTTTTCTTTTGGAACAAACAGCGTTCCGTTTTCAAATATAACATGTCCTAGCGTTACTTGCCCTTTCTGCTCTCTTACTAATGGCGAATTTTGATTAGTAGCATATCTTAATTCTTCTTGTTCTTTTGTGTCTGGATTAAACCATAACAATGGATACCTTGGAGTATGTCTACACTGTAGCGTGTATGTTAATGGGAATGCACTATCGGCAATTATATAAGTTCTATCTTTAATCTCCCAAGTACTCTTTGCTTGTTTCGGTTCTTGAGGTTTTGTTGTTGCAACAACTTCATTTGTTACTTCTTGATCTACTACTGTTTCTTTTGTATTTTGTTTCATAATATAATATAATTTAATAATTTTTTAAAAGGTAATAATTACCCCTACGATGAAGCAGGGGTAATATCACCATATTTTTACACTGATGCAGTGAACAATACGAAATTGTTAGCAGCTTGTGTAACTAAACATCTTTCTGATAAGAAGTGTACTTGCATTGCATCAAGATCAGAAGTGTAAGCACCTCCAACAGATCCGGTGATCCAAGACTTCATACGTCTATCGTCTGCTTGACTAGCACGGTAACGAACGTGTAAGAAAGGTCTACGGATGTTAGTTCCTAATTGTTGATCGTATACAGTAGATGTTCCAGCAGGAATAAGTACACCATCAATAGAAGTGTTAGCAATTCCACCACGAGTAGAAGCATCGTTTAAGTATTTCCAATCTGTTTTGTAGAAATCATAAGATCCACGACGGAAACCAGAGAAACCTAAATTCAATGCCATTTGCTCAGAGTTTTCAAATAAACCGTAAGCAACACCACCGGCAGCCCCAGAAGATAAAGAAGCAAGCATATCATCAAAGTCAAGCGAAGTAGATCTGTTCAAGAAGAACATGTTTTCTTCGATAGCTCCTTGAGTATCTAAGTTCTTCAAGATAGAATCGAAATCACTTAAGCCACCAACAGCCGTAAAGTTATTTACAACATTACCTCTATCTTTGATAGCGGCGAAAAGACCTTGAGTTCCTTTATACACAGCACCGTCACCTGTAGCAGCAATGTTAGCAACACCTGAACTAGCAGCAGCTAATTCGCCTTCAATAACTGACATCTCCAAGTAATCTTCAAAACGTAGTCTTGTTTCAGACTCTGCTTTTAAGTACCATAAGAATCCGCCAGCTCCATCCTCGGTAGCAATTTCAACCCACCCGATTTGAGCAGTGTCAGAACCAGAGATTTGGTATCTTTCTTTGATGATGATAGGGGAGTTGTTAAACTGTCGGAAAGAGGGGGTTACAGCGTTGATTGACGCGTCTGTAGTACCTTTCTTAAATTCAGAACCGTATACAAAGATTTTAAGGTTTGTATTTGCAGCGCTCCATACTACTGCCCCAGAAAACAAACTAGCTTGAGTATAAGTAGCAACAGTGATAGTGGCTGTAGTGGATACAGTTGCAGAAGCAGTAACAAGTACTTTTAATTCTTTACCTGTTGTTGGATCCATAACTACCAAAGTTTGTCCCGGAGAAATTACATTAGCAACGAAGTTACTGCCTGTGCCGCCAGTTGTAAACGTCAATGTAGTAGCAGTAGCTGCTGTTACATCGTTGTAAGCGATATGCAATCTATTTTGTTCAGACCAAATAACTTGATCAGAAGACATAGGCATTTCAGCACCTACCATACGCAAGAATCCAGACAAAGTTCTGTTCCCATAACGTTCTACTTCTGCTTCGTAGATTTCTGGTAAATATTGTTGCGCGAAATCATTACCACTTCCATTTGCGAAGTTTAAGTAATTTGTTTCTAACGCTTGTTGTTTTTGACTCGGTTTAATTGAACCGAATTGCGGAGATATGTTTGACATAATCTTTAATTTTAGTTGTTAAATTTTTTTGTTTGTATTCTTAATTTTGAAGAATCTAAACCACTAACAGACTTAACTCTTAAACCATTGATAAACACTTCTCCTGACGTTTGTCTTGGCTGTGCTAAACTAGGATTTTTTGAATTAGTCATTACCTCTTTGATAGCATCTGCCTTCCCTTGTTCGTAGAAATGTTGAGCAATCTTATCGGAATTCATAGCGGTATAAAGAGCTTTATGATAGTTTTTAGAATCATTAACATTACCTTCTTTATCTAGGAACTTCCCTATAAAATTATTAATGTCTGATTGCTTTTCTGCAACTTGTTCGTTATTTTGGACAGTGTATCTAAATCTTTTTTCACCTACATTGTATTCAAAACCTTTGAAATCTTCTGTAAATAATTTTTTAGTTTCCTGTTTAAAACGTTCGTGTCGCACCTTTGACTCTTCTTCATTTTTTTTATATCTGTTAAAAAAGTCGCTAATTTCTTTTTGCTCTTGAGAAGCACCAGGTCTCAACTTGATTTCCTGATAATATTTCCCTTTGAGTTCTTCTAAGAAAGTTCGCGCTTTTGCAACTTCTTCTTTAAATGCGAGTTTTTTCTTTTTAATGTCTCGCTCTTCATCTTCGTCTTCATCATAACTAAAAGTGTCCTCCATCATAAATTCAATCTCTTCCATATCTAAATGCGGACGTGATTTCTTATAATACTCTTTTAGTAATAATTCATTATCAACAGATGAGTAATCCGTGTTCAATCTTACATAGTCATCTATTGTTCCCCCGGTTTCTTCCATAAAAGAAACTAACTTCTCAATATTTTCAGGCAATGGTTTACCTGTTGCAACTTGCTCTTGAACATGCTTCTCAACTTCTTTTTCAGTAATAACTGGTACTACTTCTTCGTTTGTGATTTCATGTATAACATTTTCAAAGGACCCTTCGTTTCCTTCGACCACTTCTTGCAATCCCAACTCGGACTGTTCTGTGCGTAACATGCTTTCATTTGTGCTTTGCTCTTGAATGGCATCTTTATCTGTTTCTAATGTTGGTATAACTACTTTTAGTACTTCAGCTTCTTTTTCGTGATTTACAAAGTCAACTTTTGTAACTTCAGTTTGCTTGTTTAAATTTTTTGGTTTTTTAGGTTTGGATATTTTAAAATCCCCCTCTTGTTTAATAGTCTCTGACATGATATAATAATATAAAATTGGTTAATATTTTTTTAAGACATACCTAATGTTGCCATTAAGTCATCTTCTTCTGATTCAAAATCTTTAGGCAAAGCATTGTTCTTTCTTTGATCTATTAATTCTGATTGCTGAGTCGCTTGTATTTTAGTACGCTTATCTTTTCTATCTTCAGCTAATTCCAATCCTTGTGTTTTAACTTGTGATTGTACTTGCGCTAATTGCATATCGTATTGAAACTTTTGCTCCATCATTTGTTGTTTAAGCTGCATCTCCATTTGTAGTCTTTGAATATCAAATTGAGATTTGGCTCTTTCAACATTAACAGTTTCTTGTGTCAATGCTTGTTGTTTCTGTACTTCGAATAAAGCTGCCTGCTGAGCAGTTTGTTGGTTTGCTTGAGCTTGTGCTTGTATATTCTGCATTTGAGCATCTTGCATTGCTTTCTGCTTTTTCTTTTTTCTTAGTTTTAATAGCTGATTAGCCAACTTAAGATTGCGTATCTGTCGAATATCTATTGCGTCATCAAGATCAATATTACCGCTTTTAAGTGCTACTTGAATATTTTGTTCAAGCATACCTTTTTCTTCTTCGTCAGGTTCTAATTCTAAGTATATACCAAAGTCGTGTAGATTAAGATTTTTAATCTCATCCAAAGTCTTTGCGTTATATGTTGTTATACTCTGCTCTAATACTCTAGCGGTTAATGGATAGTTTAAGCAATCCGCAATTCTTAAAGATATATTCTCACATATTCTAAGGGTTAAGAACATACTAGATTGTAGTATATGTCTTGTAGCAGTGTTTGATGCGTTAGCGGCCATCTTTTGTAATCCTACCAAAGAATCTTTATCAGGAGTACTACCATCTCTTGCTTCATTCAATCCCGTGACGTCTCTTATCAACTGTAAATAATACTGATATGTTTGTATTAACGATGATATTTTAGCTTGGCCAGAAGAGCTATTTAATTCCTGGATAGGTATTTTACCCGCATTCATTCCGCCATCTTGCGTTAATGATCTACCTACAATACTACCTGTTTGGAAATACATATTCAACGCTTCTGCTGGGTTGTAATTTGTTCCGTTACCTAAGTCAACTTCAGCCAGCCCGTCAACATCAACAAATACTCCATCTGGCACAACTCTTGACATCACCTGTTGTAATTTTAAGTGTGTCAGCTGGATCATATCCGCGAACCCGGTAATCTTATTAACTGTAGAATCAATTCTACCTTTATACATTCTGGGGGCGCAAATAACATAATTCATTTCTACCTTAGTAGTATCTGCAAATGGTCTAGTCATGTTTTCAGACAATTTCCATTCTAGCATTGTTTGCGTACCAAGTATCTTTGCTCCAGTATATAGTACCTCTATAGTCCTAGATACTTTTTCAAAGTTATCATTTTCAGGCGGATTAAACTCATCTGTTTTTTCAATAGATTTTTCTAAACCGTTATCACCTTTCTTTATCTTGAACACTTGGTTCATATATGTCTTGTACTCAAAATACAAAACTTGTACGGTATTTTCATCGTAGTTACCCCAACCAGTTATATACTGTCTATTACCAGGCATCTGTTGTATTTTATACAACTCTTCTTCTGTAATATGCGGATATTGTTTTTTTAATTCTGGTAATGTTACTGCTTTAGCCTCTCCAACATAATATATATCTTCAAAGTTAGGATCTTCTGTATACGAATATACCAAATAAGCTGGATCAACATACTCAGCTTTAATACCTTCTGAAACATTAAAACTCGTTTTAGTACAAGCGATACCTAATACTGTAAGATCGTAATTTAATCTTCGCCTTGTTAAATCCCATTTGTTGGCATCAAGCACGTTATTAATTGCTTCCTCTTCCGCTATTTCAATAGATTGCTTATAAGATAATTGCATATGCAAATCTAATTCTTCTTTGCTTTCTGGTAATTCATCTTGGGCTAATGGAGAAGAAGAAAAGTCTTTACCAAATACGGCCTTTGCTTTATTAACCAATTCCTTTGAGTACATATCTCTAAGCACCGATTCAGCATAAGCTGTTCTATTTTTTAATGATTCAGGATCTTGTGCGTAGGCTTTAATATCGTATGTTTTTTGTGACATACCATTTACTACAATATCAACAAATTTAGAAATAACCGGTACAGGTTTCCAATCAAGATTAAGATAAGATAAGTCACCATTAATAGCTAATTCGTCTTTATACTTTTGCACTGATTGTTCTCCTCTAGCATATAATCTTAACTGATGAAAATTATTCCAATTAGAAACATACCTGTTCTGCGTGGTTCTACCTTGATCAAACCATTCCTGTTCTATTGCTCTAGATACTTGTAGTCCATATTCCATAGATGCCTTTTCGGCATCACTAACTACTTGACTTGGAAAAGCACTATTCGTATTTGTATATATATTCATTAATTGTGTATTTTTGATGAAGAACCAGTATTGTCGTATTTTTTAATTCCTAAATTATAAGTCTGCCGTATTAAAGGGGCTGAAGGAGCATATCTGTTTTTATTACATGCCATTATAGCTAAACCGGAACTTATAGAAGCATCATGCTTCGTTCTATCATTGATATTAAACCTTGCCCAATCATTTAATGTTTTGTTGAAATACATATCGCCATAACCATCTTCTCTAAGGCCAACAAAATCTTCTATATAAGACTCAATAGCTGCTGCGTGTGCTTGTTTTATATCTTCGCTTGAGTTCGGTATTCCGCCAATATCTCTTTCTGTTATAGACAATTTATTCCATTCTTTATCAGGTCTATTCATAGAGTAGCCTCTATAGCCTCTTCTTTTAAAGTGAAACAGTAATCTAGGTTTATTATTCTCTGCAAGTATAGGGAAACCATAAAACACACAGGCCATCAAAACTTCTTCAAAAAATATCTCAGCGGTCTGGGGTCTAGCTATATATTCTAAAAAGAATCTATTGGGAGGAACGTCATCCATGGAAAATTTAGTAAGACCACTTAATGCTCCGTTAGATCCGCCTCCTCCTACTGCTCCTGATATATCATAAGGGTCACACCCAAATGCCCCACAATGTGCATTACCTGGATACTTTAAACCATTCTTAACAATTACATTGTTTTGCAGTTGAAATGGCGGAACCCAAGAAACAAGAAATCTACCATCTTTGTTTGGGTAAAATACTACTTTAGTATCTGGTATGCCGTTTTCCCATTGAAAACTACCTCTTGTTACAATATCGTTATTCCTTAAATCTTCGTTATAATCTATCTGTTCGTATATTCTTGTAAGATTAAATAAAGATTGTTTAGTCTCATCTCTAAACGCATGTTGCTCTGTCCTTGGAAATTGTCTATAGTATTCATTTAGACCGTCTTGATCTGACTTTAAACCATCAACTTCATTTTGCCAATGCTCGATAACACCGTATTCAATTTCATTGCCATCTACACCTTTGACTGGTTTTTTTGGAGTATCGAACACAGGTATCCCATAAGTATCAATGAATCCTTCGTACGACCATTCCATAGGTATGAACAAACTATATAATCCTGAGCTAGTCTGTCCATTGCGGTTTCTTTTTGTAACATCGGAATTGTAATATAATTTTTTGAAATTATCACCACCTTTATCTAAAGCGTTTGATGTTGATCCCATCATGCACTTACCAATAATCCTACTACCTAATCTTAAACAAGTTTTTGTAACTCGCCAGTTATTCAAAATATTATCAGGTCTTAACCATTTGCCGCTCTCATCATGTACTAAAAGTTTTAACTTTTCACCATCATAAGAGTTATCGCCGGTATTCTTCCAATCAATTGTGGTGTCAAGGCCTTCAAGTTCTGCCTGATTCTCTTTACTATCTAGTTTCTTTCTTGTGAATTTAGAAGCTGGCACTCTATATGCTAATTCTGTTTTAGGTCTATCCATACCATCTTGGATAGGTTTAAAAAAGAAAGGATAGTTTAATGATATTGGTACAACCTTATCGGTGAACATTGTCTTTGCATCTGCACCAGCTTTTGATAATATACCAAATCTTGAATCACTTGATATTGTTGCTTGGTTTACTAATTCCGCAGAAGACATAAAAGAAAACCCGGAACGTCTATTCTTTAAGTAACACATTCCATAACATCTTGGATCTGCTTTACAAGCTTCCCAAAATATAAAGAACAATCTATTTGACTCTCTGAAGTCAGGTGCGCCGACATCTATCTTACTCCATTGCAAGTACATATAATGTGTACCTGTTATATATGTAGGAATACCGTTATTATAAAACGCTAAACCTTCTTCACGATATTTAAACTCATTGTCAATATAATCATACCAACGGTCTTTAAAAGTATCTGGTTGTTTATCCCAATCAAATGTACTTTTAATTTTACTTAAGTCTTTAGGGAACTCCATTTGAGCCCAGTATTGCTCTTCTTTATTCTTAGATCTTGAGTAAACATTTTCTATTAACGGCAGAGCTATCTTTAGATTTTGGATTTCAATGATTTCACCAATCTTTCCGTTCTTGCTAATAACAACCATATCATGGTCCTTATTATACCCATACTTCCATTTTTTTAATCTATTGTTTTGCTTTATAACACTAGACTTTACGTAGTTAGGCACAATCTTATACAAAGTTTGTTCGTACATTATTTAGACCTCCCTTCCGCAAATCCTTTAAATACTTTCTGCTCTGCTTCTTTTTCGCTTTCAACTAATAACTTTTCTTCTTCTTGTATTCTGCTTAAAATCTCAAAAGCATCGAATATCGCTAACTTTTTAGTAGCCGCAGCATTTTTTAATTTATCGGCACTTAAATCATCTTCGCCGTTGTCTAGAATTGCTTCTTCAGCAACCTTAATCAACTCAAGTACTGCTTTGTGCCCAGCTAGTATTATATTGTGCTTCGTTTCCTTTATATTCATATTTAATTACAATATCATTAGATTTCATACAATAAAGACGTTGCCCATTAATAACAAAGTCAAATTCTCCACCGGGTGTATAACCAACAAGGTCTCCCTCGTTTATTTTAAGTGCTTTTAAAGAGCTATTTCCGTATTTTAGTATACCAATAAGGCTTTGCTCTTTATCTGGCTTTAAATCGTCTATATTCTTTATAGGCGCTATAAAACATCTATCTCCAAATGATTTCCATTTGGCATCATGCTTATATAAATATACCTGATCAATATCACAAAAATATAGATTGTTCATAAAATATGACCTACTATCTTTTTGTTTGCCTTTTATATCGTAGAACCTTCTAAACACATTGTGATGTATTACGACTAAATCACCTTCTTTTATATCTGTTGAATAAGCCAGCGGAACTGAAACCACCTCTGCAACATTATTAACTGATTTAAAACTTTCTATCTTAGTATTTATGATAAGTTCTTTATCACCAACTTTTACTTTATTGTTATATCTATCGCCGACAGGTTTAACAATAAAACTGAATACACTTTTCATTAATATTCTAAGTCATATTCAACAGAAATAGCCATATTAGAATTAAACTTCTTCCACGGCATTACTTCTTCATTTTTCTTTATATAAATATAGTAAGAGCAATCTATAGGGTCTAGCAATATGTGGATTATTTCGTGACCACCATATACTTGTTGTCCAATTGAATAATGCATTGCTTCATTCTTATAGTCTGTGCCTATACTTATCTTTCTAATAACAGAGTCCATTATTCCTCTACGGTTTCTGGTTCTGCTTTAACTTCCATTTCAGCATAAGAACCATCCTCAATGTTAATATTTACATTGCCATATTCATTGAATAATTCGGTCTTAAACTCGTCAATCGCTTTGTTTACGTCTGCTAACTTGTGTAACAAACTATGTTTTTGAGATTCTAAAACCCCTATATTATTTAATAACGTATTTAACTCTTTTTGTTGAGTTCTAATAGTTTCTAATTGATCTTGCTTAATTTTGTTTGTAGATTCCATTTAATTTAATTTCTTTTTGTTTTGTTTTATATAAGCTTCTTTTTCCCAAGGCAAGCTTTTTGCTCCTTCTTTCATTTTTGAACGAGAGTACTTCTTACCCTTCCAAATAACATCTTTGTCTGTGTAACCTAAATCACCGCGTTTCATTTGATCTATATGAACCATTTCATGTTCTATAGTCTTGCTTTTCTTTATCTCTAAAGGAGATACGTTTTTATTTATTAGTATAGATCCATTTGATTGAGCCATACCTAAAACGTTATCGTCCATATCTGTACTATAAATAGGAGTATTGTTTGTATCATAAGGAGGACCAGTCATTTTAAATGCCATACTTTTGTTTTTTAGTATTATTAAATCCCCCGCAAAATCAATATACGGGGGAATAATAATTAATTATTACGCAACTACAGGTAGGGCAGCAATAGTTGTGCCAGTGGGCATGACTACATCTTTTAGCACTGGACCATTAGTAGCGAGGATAGCAGCGTAAACAGCCGCTACGGTTCCAGCAGCGCCAGCAGCACTAGTTGTGAACGTAAATGATTTTGTACCAGCATATACTGCAAAAGTCGTAGCGGTTAAGTAAAGTACAGAAGCAATTTCATCTGTATTAAACAAGATGTTTGGAGAAGCTGCTAATGTAGTTGGAATTTGAATATACTTTGCCATTGTTTTTTGTTTTTTGTTTTAATTGTTTTTATTTGTTTATTAACACTTTTTCATTTTAGTTGGAGCCATTTTTTTACCCATCATGTCCTTTTTCTGCATCATAGGGGAACTTGGTTTTGCTTTAGCACCTGCGCTTTTCATTTTACTTGTAGTTTTCATTGTTTCTTGTTTTAAAGGAGTTTTGTTTTCTTTGTATCTAGGCCCAGTAGAACCTGCTTTAGTTATTGCTTTGTTTCTACTTTCAACCTCTTTTGGTAGCCCAACCATATCACTAGTTTGACTTTGTTTTTTCTTTTTAGTATCTGGCATGGTGTTCGATTTAAAATTTACCTTTAGCTCTTTGTGTTATAGGAGATCCATTGTAAGATGGCTTATCATTATTTAGTATAATACCATTCTTTCCATTGCTTGAGCCTTTACCTTTAGGGAATCCAGTTGTATTAAATGGGCCATTCCATAGAGCATTAGCCCCCACTCCTGATAAAGCAGCTTCTTTATCGTAAATATTCATTGGGTGTTTCATATTCATTGTTAGTATGTATTTAAGCCGTAAGGCGGAGTTATATTTGACTTTACACCAACTGGAGGTGGTACAGGAGCATCAGGACTCTGATTAGCTAACGGATCTATTGGTAATCCTGTTAAGGGGTCTGTAGGCGCAGTAACCGAAGGTTGACCAACTGTTCTGGTGAATGTACCTGGATTCGCTTCGCCAAACATATTATTAATAGTGTTTTGATTGGTAAAGCCTTTTGGGTTTATTGGTGTTTGCATATTAAAAATTATTATTGTTTCTTGTTTTATCGTTATTCACATGCTCTATTGCTGTTAAACCAACAATATCCGAATATCGTTTACTAGTTGTCATTGTATTCCTATAACTTGTAGGTATATCTTCTTTACCGAGCATTATACGGTACATTCTGCTTATTAGTTGTTTGCACTTAAATGAAACTTTATATATATTATATTTTTGAGTTGTGCGGTTTCTATTTCTCCAAACTACAATCCAACCCTCTTTTAATAATTTGTTCCAGCGTTTGTTGTCCCAACTATATGCATAAGTACCTATTTCATAATCATGCTTTGAAAAAAAATCTAAACAATCAAAGTAAATAAGAAGTTCTAAATCTGAAGCTGTTAGATCATTATTTCTACAAGCCCACATTCTGATTATTCTATAATGCTTTAATAATCCAATATCTTTAATATCTGAAGCTTCTAACCTTATCATAAAACAACAACTACATCCCCTAATCTTATAACATGATAAGTTTCTTTATCAACAACTATCTTATGACCAGCGTGTCTATCGTAAAATATAGAATCACCTTCTTTAATACCAACTACTTCTTCACCTATAGATAATACTTTTGCTTCTATATATCTAATATCTTCTCTCTGGTTTTCAGCGAGTAATAAACCACCTTTAGTTTTAGTGGTACCTTCTTTTAACTTGTCTATAATTAAACATTTACCTATTGCTTTCATTATGCCCTCAAGTTATTGATTACACAGTCAGTTGAAAGTATCGTTGTAGCAACAGAAGCAGCATTTTTCAAAGCACTCTTTGTAACAAGTAGTGGATCAATGATACCTGCTTTAATCATATCTACTGTTTCTCCAGTTATAACATTTAAGCCATACCCAACACCGGTTACAATCTTTTCTGACATAACCTCTATTCCAGCATTGCTTAATATTGTATTGAATGGTGATCTAATAGAATCTAACAATATTTCTTCACCGATAGAAAAAGTATCTATATTATATGAAGCATTTAATAAAGCTATTCCGCCACCTGGTACAATACCTTCTTTAATAGCGGCTTTAGTAGCGCAAATAGCATCTTCGATTCTGTCTGCTTTTTCTTTTAACTCTATTTCTGAATTAGCGCCTACTTTAACTACAGATATTTTTGCTGTTAATCTAGCTAATCTTTTTTCTAGTTTTATTACTGTGGCGCTATTATTATTTTCTGACAAAGATTTCTTAATGTCATTAATTATATCGAGTACTTCTTCGGTGGGTTCTCCTACGTGAAGTATTGTTTCTTCGTGGTTTGTTATACTTTTAAAACAAACTCCAAGCATTGATGGATCTATTAAATCTAAATCATCGCCGAGATCTTCGTTTATTAAAGTTGCACCAGTTAGTAAAGCAATATCATCGAATATCTCTTTTCTATTAATACCATAGGTTGGCGCATTGATAACATTGATTTTTATATTACCTTTAGACTTATTCATTGCTAACGTAGATAATACTATCTGTTCCATATCAGCAATAATCAATAAAGATCTATTGTTCTTTATAACGTACTCTAATACCTTTTGTATTTGACGAACATTCTCAATCGGTGACTCAACTAATAAAACTAAAGGGTTATCTAGTTCTGCTGTCTTATTCTTATGGTTAGTTACAAAATGTGAATTTGTTAAACCCATTGAACATTGCACGCCTTCAACTAGCTGCAAGCTACATTCGGCATCTGAAGATGTTTCCATCATTACAATACCTGTATTACCAACTGCTCTGAAAGCATCCCCAACTAACTTGCCTAGTTCAGGATCATTATTTGTAGATATAGTGGCGATATGATCTAACATATCATCATCAACTAAAACTGCCATATCTTCAAGATACTTAACGACATTATCAACGGCTTTGTTAATACCTTCTTTAATCTTTCTAGTATCTGGATTTTCTATCTTATAAGCGTTCTTTAATATAGCGTGAGCTAACACCGTTGCTGTTGTTGTGCCATCGCCTGCTTCTCTTACTGTTTTACGTGCTGCTTCTTTTAATAACGTAGCTCCCATATTCTCTACAGGATCTAACAATATAATTGAGTCAGCAACAGTTACACCGTCTTTAGTAATAACAGGTCTACCTGTAGAATCTTCTAGTAAAACGCATTTACCACTGGCTCCTAATGTAGAACTTACAGCTTTTGATAGCTTTTCTATACCTGCAAATACCTTATCACTTGCTTCTTTACCGAAACTTAAATTTTTGACTATAGCGTCTGACATGATTTTATTTAATTAGATTTATATAGTTTATATATTACCTATTTTGTAATATTTTTACTTATTAGAACAAAAGTACTAAGTTATAATTTACACTCGCTCCGGTTGACCATACACGATTAATAACATCATAACCTCCATAAAATCCTAATCCAAATCGTTTAGGTCTTTTTGCTTTTAACTTTGCTAATTCAACTTCTTGCTGTTCTTGTTTCTTTAAGGAACCCAATAGACCGGCCTGTAAATCTAAATTATGGTCGACAAAAGCACTAGACTCTTCACCTAAAGAAACGGCTAAATCTTGTATTTGTTTATATTTATTCTCAAACGATTGCATCTCTGCATTATATCTATCCTGACAATCTTTGACTTGTTTTGTTAATTCGCTATGTTGTATCGCTATACCATATAAAGCTTTAACTCTTTCAGGAGAGTTTAAGTCTTTATTTGTTTGGCTGTACAGTATCGAGCATGTTCCGCATAGCAGCGTAAGTAGTATCTGTAACTTTAATACTTTCATATTTAATTCTTTTAGGTTTTATTTTTGTAATATTTTTAATTTCATCTACTGTTACTTGCACAAAACTATCATGTTCTTTAACATTATCTTGTAATGCTTTTTTATCTTGCTCAACTCGCGCTTTAGTATCGACTAACTCGTTTTTTGTTTTTTCTATATTAACTTGTCTTCTAACTTCATTAAAGTTATTAATAGACATAACAATAACAATAATAACTATAGAGACAATTAATCCTATTAAGATATAGTCTTTTATCTTAGATGGAATTAAGTTTATTTTTTCTAATATATTCATGTTTTCTTATTTAAAATATATCTTAACTTCTTCTGATCTCCTTTTTATTAAACCATTATTTGGTCTGCCATTAGCATTAATCCACTTCATGAACTCCTTTGCGATTGCAGGATCATTTGGATTCTTATTTACTTTCTTAAGTAAATTACTGTCGCCTAAACCTTCTGGTATTTCATCCGCGTCAATATCACTACCTAAATTAAAAGCAAACGATACTAGTGCATTAAATTGATTTTGGTTAACGTTTGATGTTACCAAACTGTCAACATCATTAGCAAACATATTTGCGGTTTGTTTTAACGTCCACCAAGCGACGGCTTTTGTAATTGGTTTGTCTCGCATTGTAACCTTTTTACCGCTAGGATAGAACGTTGAACCATACCCAATAGTAGGTACGCCGGCACTGCACAAATAAGGGGTTAATCTCAAGCCTTCAAAATTTGCAATAATTAAATAACCTTCTTCATTTAGTTTCATTTGCTCTTTTTTATAAATTCATCTAATTGTTTTTTAACTAAATCGTGATCTTTTTTAAGTTTGTCGTGATCTTTTTTCAACAACTCATAATCTTTTTTAACAACTTTATTTTCTGTGGATATACTAATATATTTTTTATTAAGTTCATTATGTAACTTTTCCCAGTTCTGTGACTTCTCAACTTCTTTAGCGTAACTCATTTGAATATTGTTAAAGTCTGTTTGTAAAGTAAGGTTGTGTTTCTTAATTTCTATTACTTCTGCCATAACCTCATCCATTCTATTCTTATACACTGTTAAGAAATCATCATACATCGTTTTCATGGTAGAAACGGCATCTTGCTTAGCTTTTGCCCTACCTCCAAAAAACCACGCGACAGGAGCGCTTAATGTAGCTAAAATTGTTTGCCAATACTCGTAAAAAAAATTCATATTATTTTATGGTTTTTAGTAGTTTTAATATTACTATGGTTGCTAATAAAGTTGGGGTACTAACTATTGCGTCTTTGTTGCTTTCAAATCTTTCGGGTTCTCCAATAAATCTTTTACCTTTTTGCAACCATTCAAATATAATACATCCTACAAACACTAAGAAAGTGGTAATAACATGTTTAGGAAAAGAAGAAATACTTCCTGGTATTAATGATATTACAATATAAGTGGCTATATAAGCTAATATTCCTAAAGGAATATGTTTGTACCACCCTCTTTGTTTTATTACTTCTAAGTTATCTAAATCAATTGATATAGATCTGAAATGTTTCATTATTTCCAAATTTGGGAATAGAAATTTCATAAGTGTATTTTTTTAGTTATTATCTGATTTGTTTTTGTTTTAGCAATTACAATATACATTCCTTCAGGTAAATCTGATAAATCTAAATTTGTTGAAATGAGTGCTCCATTAAAACTATATATTTTAACTTCTGTAATTTCTTCATCTTGTATTACAATTCTTTTACCAATTACGTTTAAAGGACTAATTGTATAAACTTGTTGTAAATCATTAAACCCTTCTGTTGTCCATGTGTTTAAATTAGACATTTGAATTGAATATAGTTTGTTATTAATAAGTGGATCTGGGAGATTTAAGAGTAATTTATAATTACCTACTGGTAAGCCTAAAGATGCTAGATTAGTAGTAATTGTATAACTTGTTGTTCTTATATTCTTAAGGTTATTATCTATTACAAAAGAATAGTTAACATTAGTGGATGTATTTTTACATACTAAATAAGCTTTCCTGTCTTTAAATACATTTGCATATCCATAATTACCAATATTGATTGTTAAAACCCTATTAGTTATATTTGAATTATTAAGTCTAAAGTCATATCCAACATTCTTTTGTATTGTAGCAAAACATCCATTTGTTTGCCACCCTGTAATTACTGTTGGTAAATAATCTTTGTTAATTAAACTCCAATTAAACTTATCCATTTCTAGTATTGTATTAGAACAATTTGTCCTTGGTACATTAACCATATTAGTTTCTCCTGTAACAGGATTATTAATTGTAGCATTTTGCCAATATGTTACATCTACAATAGATGGCGTACCAAGTTTAGAACTAACATTAAATGTTCCTGAGTCACCATAAGTTCCTAAAAAACTATCATTATAAAATCCAATCCTGCCTATGAATGTATTTCCATACATTTTTTGTTTAGCATACACATATCTTAATTGTAAGGGAATAGAAACATCAAATGAGTTAGCCATTCTATCTGTTATTTCTTTTCTATTATTCCACTGCGCTGTAGTTACTGCTGTATAGTTTCCGCTGCCAAATTCTGTACTTCCAGTGTAATACCACTCTCCATACCTCCCAATAAACCCTGCTTGAATAGAAACTATAACATCTTTGTTAGCATTTACTACAGGTGCAAGTTGAGCAATATGTGTAAGTATTTGCGCTTTTGTAGGTTGATACACAGTGGCAGTAGATGATGTATATGTAAATCTAACTAGCACTTTAGCTCCTGCATTTCTGATTCTATTAAAATCAGTTTGCATATTAGTAAGATATGTAGAAGTAATTGGAATACCAGTAATAAAATCTCTTAAAAAGAATTGTCTTTGAATTACAGTAATATTTTCATTGGTTCTATAACCAGTTATTGTAGCTTGGTTTATTAGATTATATCCACCAGAAGATCCTGTTGATGTATAATGATAAAAACCTTTTTCAGGATTTGAAATAACTGCATTACTTGGTTGATAAACTACAGTTTGTGATGTTAATACTAACGTGGTTAATAAAAACAAAATTGATAAAAACTTTTTCATAATTTTAAGTTTGATTGTCTATATGCAAAATTTGTTACTCCTAAATCTGTAATCTTCTGGTTACATTCTACTCTCAGCCTATCTCTTTCATCAATTGCTGTTTGAGGTATTGGCACATTGTCAATACTTAACTTCTCAATGTGTTTTCTTAAAAGGTCTGAGATAAGTCCCGTATAATATAAATCTATTTCTATTGCTTGTGGTATTCTGATATCATTTATTTCTTGAGTTGTTGCTCCTTCATAAAATACTTGAGTTTCAAAATTCCAGCAAGGATTAATAAAGTTTTCAGTTACTAAAAAATCAATCAACATTTGATTATCTTGCAATTCATAATTATCTACTACTGTAAATAAAACTTTTCCTGTATTTGTTTCTACTATTGTTTTCATTATACTACCATTTCCATTGATTGAAAGTTAATTATTTGTCCGCTATTCCCGGGTGTAATTCCAACAAAAAACCAAACTGAATTAGTTGAATTATTACAGGCTACTGAAGTTTGTGTTGTTGAATTACCATAATTTGTTCCCTGTGTTGGAGCTGCTAATCCTCCAATCATCAAATTACTTTTTAAGACAAAAGTAGCTTTATATGGTAAAATAGGACTAAAATTGCCATTAGTTGTAATAGAACTTACAAGTGTTGCTGTTGCAAAATTATTAGTTGTATTAATATAAAGCCCCATTGTATGAATTGCTGCTGTTATTGTTCTTGTAGAAAACATAAATAAATCTAAAAATCCACTTGCAGGCAAAGTTCCTGCTGTTAGTTCATAAGTTTTTACCAACGTCAATGCTGTTGTTCCAGTTACTGTCGCACTTGCAGTGTCGCTTATAATTATTCTTTTTCTCAAATTCAAAGCATCAAACACCGCATTTTGACTAGGTGCTTTATCTATAACTCCATTCACAATAGTATCTTCAACTACTGTTCTATTTTTCCAAAGAGAAGTTGCTGACTCATAAGCTAATAGTTGATTGTTTGTTACACCTGTTATGTTAACATTACTAAGTTCATCTAAAGATAAAACTGGAACAACATTTAAAGGTACTGGAACTATACTTCTAACAGGACTTGTTCCACCAAATTGAAAATCATAAGTTGGGTTAGAACCACCACCTACTTTTGTACCATAAAACTTTATTACTATTCTATCTGTTGATGTAAATACACCATCATTCCATAAACCACTTGCATTGAACTCAGCATAAATAGCAGATGTAATTTGCTGTGTGTTATTTGATTGTAAGATTAGTGTTTCTGTTCCACCAGCATCTCTCTTATATACTCTAAAATAAAACTCAGCTTGACCAGAACCGCTTGTTTTTCTAATGTTACCAATAGTCGTCATATTGAATATACCAGGATTACCAACAATTTGATTAGGTTCTGTTATCAATCCAGCAATCAATTGGTCTGTTCCTGTGATAGCTCCTGTTGATACATCTACTGCTGTAGTGTTATAACTTGGGTCTGTAATAGAAGAAACTAATTTATTATAACCACCAATACCAGACGCTGCTGTTGTAGGATACAAAGTAAGTGTGCTTGGTAAATCTTCTAAAGATATAAAATGACTTGTACCATTATCACCATCATTTATAAGGTCTGATGTTTTGGTTGGTATATCACCAGTAGTTGCTAATGTATAATCACCACTAGGTTTAAAAGGAATAAAATAATTTGACACTATACCTTCAATTGGTAAACCACTATAATATTCCGGAGCCAACTTAAGTTCTAAAGTCGCAAGGTTTCCATTTTCTTGTGCAGTTAAAAATAATCCTGTTTGTTGAGTACCAAAAGAAGCCCCTATAGATACACTACATTGTTCTATACCCGTACCATCTCCATTCACAAAACCAACGCCAGTTGCCCCCATTTGTGAATAACTACCAAATTCATCTAATATTTGTACTTGACCTATTTGTATTGATATTTCATTCCCTGCACCATCTGAAACATAAATTGGATTATCAGTTGTTGCACCTTCATCTGTTACTTGCTGAAGTGTAGGGGTTATAATATCAGAAGTTAAAGCTATTGTTCCATTCGCATCAGGTAAATTATATGTTCTATTTGTAGTAAACCCTGATGGCTGACTTATAACTCCGTAGAATGCATTTCCATCTGGAATAGCTAACCCAGCATTCCTTTCGAAAAAAGCCAATTCTATCCCCGCATAATTTTTAAATGTATATCTACTATCGTTTAATGATATGTATCCATAATCATCACTAGGAGCATCCCACAATCCTAATTGGTTAATTTTTATATCATTAGTAGTAACATTTCCATTAGGAACTACATCTGTTACTTGCTGAAGATTTGGTGTCGTGCCAATACCGCCGGAACTTGCCCAGGGAGTCATATCGTAATATACGTCTTTATATATATTACCGTTACCTCCAATGTATTGCAAACTTAATTCGTAAAAATTAGGGTTTGTGGTTACAACGTAGTTTGTTACTTTATAATGCCCAAAAGAATTAGGTTGATTTTGCTCAGCAAGTAGTATCTCGCTATCTATTAAATAGTCTAAGAACACGGTTATGTTACTACCGCCGGCATCTAATATAGATACTATAAGTTTATCTATAGACGAAAAAAGTCTACCATCTCCTCCCCCGTTTTCAAAAGCAATTGTCTTTGCTACGTTTGGTAAGATAGTAAACTTAAATGTTAATTGTCCACTTATAGATATTCTAGAATTTATATTTAGATAGTCAGCAATATTTAAAGCTGTATAGTTTACAGTTCTATTCGTAGTATACTTAGTACCTACGAATATATCTGAATCTGTTATTGGTGAACTATTAAAATACGAATTAGCTATTGCCATATATAATTTTTGTCGATGCGTATATTATTATGCTGTAAAGTATTGTAGCGTCATTCTAAACACTTTAAAGGGGTTCAAAGCATCTATTGTATATGGAATAAGGAAATGAAAACCTGCCGATTCTGATGAGCCATTTGCTCTCATTAAACTTAAAGTTTGAGCACCAGTTGTTTGTGTTATGCTACTATCTGTAGTACTAGCATTTGCAACACCTGTGTATATAACTCTGCTAGATGCAGTAAATCCTGTTGGAACAGCGCAGTCAGGCATATCAGATGGTAGATTAAATCTAATCCATTCTCCAGTTTCAACCAACCACGTAGCATACTCAACCCATATTGTTACTGTAACTAAATTACCCATGCGTTGCCAATCATAAAATTTGTTAACAGCGCCGGTAGGGGTTTGATCATCTGAAAATATCGGGTCATCTATTAGCGTTTGAATACCCGGAGCTCTATAGTTGGTTGTTACTGGAATCGCTGTTGCGCCGGTATTATTAACTTTCATACTATAAGCTACTTGAGGTAGTTGTGGACCTTCTGGGCCTATATCTCCTTTTTGAGCTAATAATTCCCAGCTAGCTATATCAATATCTGGAGGAGTATCACTAGATATATATTCCACGTAGCAATAATAACTTGAGCCGTTATACGATACGGCATCGGTAAGTACGTAAGCATCCAAATCTCCCCAAGCGCCACGCCATACTAAACCAGTAGGCCCAGTAGGTCCAGTAGGTCCTTGTGGCCCAACTTCACCATCACCTAGAGACAGTATATCCCCAACAGTGAATGATTTAGTAATCATACCATCTTCACCAAGATTCTTAGAACCTATAAGTATATCACCTATCGCAGGGGTTGCTACTGGGTAACTATTGTTTATTGCCATTGTTTATTTTTTATCGATGTGTTATTTATATTCACTAACCCGGCATTGTTGGGCACTTAGCCCCGCTGCCTTTACCGCCAGACGGTGTACCAAATGAAGTTCTTGGATTACCTGCTGGTATTGTTTTTTTCTTTTTTTCTTTATCAAGATAACTAGAAAATTCATTTGTAGTCATTCCTTTGTTAGAAGCTCTATTTTCAAATCTTTTCTGCATTAACTCTCTACCAGCTGCTTTCTTAGCGTTTGCAGCTGCTCTAACTTCCTTAGATACTCTACCCGGAACATAAGGTTCTCCTTCTTGTTTTAAAGGAGATTTTTTAGCTTTTATAGCCTCCATACGGCCAGCAGTTTTAAACATACTTGTAGTTAACCTATTAGGATTGTTATAACCTTCTCTATAGTCGGCACTGTCTTTTTTAGTAGCAGTGTAAGGTCTGTCTTTAAAACCGCTCCTTTTACTAGTAGGCATATTGCTATAAGTAGGTTTTGGATCTTCTTGTTTTAACGGTGATTTTTTCTTAATCATTTCTTCTTTGTTTTAGCTTTTATTTTCTTTTCTTCTTTCAGCATATTCTTAGTAGGTTTTTTATCACTACCTTTATTCTCACGTATGTTATCCCATAACCCACGTTTTGAGTACGATCCGTCTTTTCTTTTTAACAGTTCCATTTATCTAATGCTAGTTTTTTTCTTGTTGGTTCTCCATTAGGCTTCTTCATAGGCCCTGGCATACCAGACATCCTAGCACAGAAAGACTTTCTACGCTTCGCATCTTTACTACCAGCTTTCAACTCCGAAGGTTTTTTTGTCACAGCTGTTTGCAACTTTGACCCTGGATTCTCTCTTCTATAACTAGCGACCCCTTTAGCGTTCAACCCGCCTTTCGGATCTTTACCTTCCTTACGTGTCCATGCTGCCGTTTTCATCAATGGAGTTTGACCTGATTTATTACTCATAACCCCTGACTTCTTAGCAGTAGGTTCCACTTTCTTAATACCCATTCTATTTCTTTCTATTTAGTTTCTTAGTTCTATTTGTAACCGGGTTATAACTAAAATTACCTTTAGGTTCTCCAGTTGCTTTAGACGCTCTATCCTTAGCGCGATCCTCAGCAGTCATATTATTCCTCACTTTACCCTCCGAAGTAAGATTACCACCCTCGGTTAGATGACCTCTCTTCTTAAGTAATTTGATAGCAAGTTCCTTACTACCAACCTGAGCAGCTAGTCTATTAATCAACTGACCCTTCCCCATAAACTTCTGCGTAGCCATTAGTCTCTTATTCTATATTTCTTGCCACTCTCTTTCTTAGTGCCTTCCCCTTCATTACCTCTATTCTGCTTTACACTCTCAAACCTACCATCTTCATGGTCATAGTCCATACCTTTACCATTAGGATCTTTACGATGCATCCTCTGTGAGTGAGCCTTCTTAATTCTTCTATCATCCGTCTTAGCATACGCAAGATCTCTAGCAGCCTTTTTCTTAGCAGCCAAAGGAGATAATTTCTGTCTCAGTAAAGGTGATTGATGTTTCAATTCAAATGACATGTTATTTTTTTTTATTACCTTGAAGCATACCGCTAATAGCAATGCCGCTACCTACGGTATAAGGATTTACTATTGATTGTTTGTAAGCTATTTTGTCTCCGGATTTACCACCACTTTTTCCACGCCCCTTTTTAACTTTACTTTCTACTCTGAATTTTAACTTACTTGGTAATAGTATTTCTTTTTCAGAAGCAAATTCTCCACCCTTAACAGCATTGGAACTTAATATTGATTGCCCAGGAGGAGCCTTTATATCGCTTTGTATAGTTCCAAATCCTTCCGCAATATATTTCTCTCTAGACGTACTTACAAAAGAACCAGGTTTCCAAACATCACCAACTTGTAATTCAGAAAACTTAATAGACCCTTTTGGTTGCTTAACACCGCCTCTCCAAACTTTTTTAACAGGATAGTCTGTATCGCCTCTATATAATATTTCGTCCGATTTTAGTTTATTTTTTTTAACTAAATTCTCAAGCTTTGGTATAACCTCTTTTTTATAAAACTTTTTATTAATTGGGTCACCACCTCTAGTACCTCTAAGGTTTATACTGTTATCATATCCGTGAGTATACACATTATTTAATAACTCATCTGTTTTTGTATAACTTTTACTTATACCGTGCTTTTTTTCAAAAATTTTCTCTGAATTATTACTAGATTTAACGCCTTTTAATGTTGCAGGATCTTTTGATTTGTATTTTTTTATATCTCTTTCCTCAGAAATTACAGTAGCAACTTTTGGATCTCTTCTACCTAATTCTGTTTCTTGTAATCTACCATGCAACTTTACATCATGCTCATTATATTGCGTACCGTATTTTTCTACAAACTTGCCTTTGTGTAATTTAGCTTTTTTATCAATCTTCTTACCAGCAGAAATATCTGAAGCCTCCCACTTTTCACTCATTTTTCCCCACTCATCTATCTCGTCCGTGCCACCAAGATCATGAACAACTTGGCTTGGCTTTTTAACCACAGCACTGGCATTCTTAGTAAGATCATCAATCTTCGAAATTAAAGCATCTGATTTTTTTATTGCATTATCTACTCTATTGAAAGAAGACGCAGCAGACTTTACTCCTTTACTTATTTTAGCCCCAATCTTAGGTAATACTCTACCAGCCGCTTTTACTACCTTAGGACCAACAACACCACCGCCAACTAAATTAGTGGGATCCAATACCATATCAGTTGCAGCAGCACCAATAGGATTCTTTATTTTTAACGCTTCCGATGGTCTCTGAACTTTACCCGTAGTAGCATAAGTCATTGCATCCTGTGGTACAGACATTGGGTATGTTACAACAGATCCAATAGCCCCCAACAATCCAGTATCTTTATTCTCTTTAGTATACTTACTTATAGACTGCTTCCAAAAACCTTTTTCTTTAGGCTTACCTCTTACAACAACCTCATCCAAAGCAATAGGTGATCTAACACCACTCTTACTTATAACCTCACCTTTATCATATGCCTTCTTATATTCAGGCGTGCCGTACTTAACTTTACCCGGCGGATCTATCTGCATTAAAGGAGAACTACTTCTTAATTTAAACGCCATAATATTAAGTTTTATTATACCTATATACTTACGTATTATTACAATACTTTACAGTGTGACATTAGCCTACTACTATTATATATAACTAGCAAACGTCACACTTTATAACCCATATCTCATATCGGAATATGAAATATAACGCATCGTAAAAAAAAATAATGCTTCCAAAATAAAATGTATTACAAATATATAAGTAACGGGTTTTTAAAAAAAAATTATATTATGAATATATAAACAACGGCACATATGAAAACGTATTGTAAATATATAAGTAACGGGTCATATATGCATATCTACGGAAGCACCCCAGAAAGGGAATGACTTTGGTTTTACCGGGTCCCCCATCATATTTTGATTTCATGGAAATGAGTTTGCCTTTTCCGTGGTCCAGGATCGATCGATAACTAGTTAAGATATTATTGATAGCTAATGATTGTTTGATGCCTTACGGTTGGCGTGTGCATTCGTGGTAGCACGGAGCAACGCGTAGTGTATAGCATGCGTATAGCATCTGATCAATATATTTTTTTTTATTTACAGTCTGAACACTAGATCAAAATGATAATATAGTTGAATATAAATATTAATAATAACTAAATAAATAAATTAAAATGATCAAATTAAAAATCAATCAGAATTTCAAGTCTTTAATTAATTCAATATTAATTAATTCAAATAAACTGAATCATTCATTTTATATATTAAATGATAATCTAATAATAAATAGAAAAGATCTAGACGAAGTAGATAATATACTGAACAGAAATTTTTATAAATATTCTATCAGATAGATAATAATAATAACCTAGTCAAGTTATAAAACTGACTATATTAAATAACTAATTAAATAAATAAATAATCATGAAATTAACAGAAAAAGATTTACAGACTACAGTTGAAAGATTAATAACAGAAAGTAATTATGGATCAGATCAAGAATTTAAAATAACAGAAGAACTAGAAGACTGGATAGCTGATCAATCAGGATTATTAAGAAATTATGATACTGTAACAGAAGAATATACAGAATCCATAACAGAATGGTTGTTTAGAATATATGACTTCTTTGAATATAATATATTTGAAGCAGAATAAATAAATCAAGGATCCTAGCAATAGGATCTTTGTATGTATAGCATTGCGTATAGCATCCGTTAGATCTATCTACAGTCTTAATACGAAGAGTATTTGATAATATAGATGTAAGTAACAAAGTAACGATCTTAATATAATTAATAAAATTATAGTTCTTACAGTCTAAGTACGAATAGTATTTGATAATAATAATGTAACTAATAATAATCTAATAAATAACAAAAATCATGAACAAATTTAAAAAAGAAGTAGAAGTTGTAGAAGTTGTAAAAACTTCAAAAGAATTAATATCTGAAGCTATCTCGAAGCTGAGTCCAGAAGATCTGGCTCTGATCTATCCACCGATCGAACGAGCTAACTTTGTAGTCAGAAAGTCTTGGCTCGGACGTAATCAAGTAATAACGTTCGTTAACAACAAGAATCAAAGAATAACGTACAACCATGACGAAGTACTCAAGATAATGCTCCCGAAGTTATCTATAATGCCCTGTTGGATCAAACGAGAGTATTGGTCACAATCAACTGATATGCCAAGTAATGTTAGACACTTGGCTCAAGTAACAAACTTAGATGTAGTTGAGGTCGAATAGGCCTCTTCTACAATCAAAATACGAAGTACAATTGATAATAATAATGAATCTAAATAATAATGTTATGAACGAAGAACAAAAACACGAACTAGCGAGAATGTTTATGAAACAATTTCCACTATTAGAAACTATGAGTCTAGATGATTTCTTGCATGTAAACAGTAATGCTCTATATCCTGAACAAATCAATCTAGGTAACTATATCTTAAGTCTATTCAATAACTAATTAAATATAATATCATGAATAAAGAGTTTAAAAATCTATGCCTAGGTACAATCCTAGGCATAACATTCGGATCAATGGGAACAGCGTGGGTGCTATACACGAGTGACGTAGAAGAGGTCCGTAAAGATCAAGTTATAATCTGGAATGACGACGAAGAATCAATACCTATGGATCACTCCGCTATAATGTTAGAATTTACTAAGAACGATACCATATACATCGGACCTATGGCGGATCCTATGGAATAACCTAACAAAAAAGTGTGACGTTAGCCTACTATTATTAGTTTAATAAGCTAGTGTCACACTTTATGAAATACTTTTAGTGCTATACCCACGGCCTGACCTTGAAATAGAGTCGGAAGAGTAGACTCCGACCTACTTTATAGTTAAAGTTGCTATACACAGGCAGGTGAACGATCAAAATATAGTGTGACGTTAGCCCCTTATTTATTTACTTAATACCCTTATGTCACATTTTACACTTCCATTAGCATCAATCACTACATACAGCGGCAAATCAGGCTAATCCAGTCTCTAAACCTAATCGTTTACCTATGTTTTCGAGCAAGCTCTACCTATATATATACAATCACCGCGAGGGGGTACCCCGAGCGCGTATAGCATCCTCGCGATCTACTCTTACAGTCACAACACGATACTAATTTGATAATATATGTGTAACAAACAATAAATAATATGAGTTAAAAGTGTCCTGAGTGTTTTACAACACACTGTAAATGAGGGAGTTAGGGGTTATACATACAATACTATATTTTCTATCAAATAAACAACCACCTACTTACAGTCTTGATACGATTACCGAATGATAATATAAGTGTAACAATAACAATCAAATACAGCGATTATGAGAGATTATTCCAATGCTATTAGAGTGATAGTATTAAAGTTCAAAAAAAGCTTCTTAAAACAAGCGAAATACGCGGCTATTGCCTTGCAAAACTAAGTAAATAACAATTAAATTAAAAATTATGACTAGATTAGAGTGGTTTGACCTACAACCTAAGTATGTTCAAGATAAGTTTAAAGCGAATTGTAACGGTAATAGTTCAAGTGGTGTATACTTTGAATGGTGGATTAATCAAGAGAACAAGAATGGTATTATGGGAGCATTTGGATTAAATGACAATGCTGAAGGTTGGGATTTCTGGTATGATATTCACAATAAGATGAACGAGGCTTATAAATTTATTAGAGTAATTAAATAGAGCTATGAAACACACGATAGAATACAAAGGTTTTGATTTTGAATATAGGTTATACTATAACCCTGAAGAACTACAAACTTTAGAAGATCCGGGTTGTCCGGAATACTATGAAGTTACCAATATAACTTTAATGGGTAAATGCGCTTATGAGTTATTAGAGAATCAAATTGAAGAGTTTGAAGAATATGTTATTAACCATCACACAAGTGAGTCATGTTAAGTTGGTGTTGTGATGCGCCTGAGTGGCTAGAGGAAACATATATATGCAGGGCTTGTAAAGAACACTGTGATTTTTATGATGAAGATGAAGACTTACAGTCTTAACACGTACCTACTTTGATAATATAAATGTAACCAATAAATAATATACCATGAAAAAATCAATCAAGTTTCTTAAGAACAATTTAATCCTAGTAGGCGGCGTGCTATACACACCTTACCTCATTGGCGATCTACCACCTAGTTTCGCTTTTATCTATGATGCAGATCAAGATACCGACGGCATCCGTGAGTGGTTTAATTTTAAAGGTTTAACCTATATAATCAAGAAGTAATATGATAACAATAGCAAACAACATGAAAGAAGCGTGCCAATATCTTGAAGAAAAGAAAGCACGCAATAGGGCTAACCGTATTAATGCGGTAAATACTGACGGTCTATGCCAAAGCTTCACTAGCGAAGATTATAAGCAAGTGAAGATCAAAATGAAATCCTCTTATGGTGCAAAAGCGAAAGCTCATAGCCGTAGCGCATACTGGAACCATTACCACTTAACTAAACAAGAATTAATAAATAAATACTAACATTAAAACAAAACAATTATGAGTGTAAGATTAAAAATAGAAAACGCAGATGAATTAATACAAATGGGCGAATTGCAAGACGGGCAAATAGCAATCATTGTAGGGTCTGATTATAACGGTAGAATAGTACAAAGATATAAAGATTATGGAGTGCCAATTGGTAAAGGTTCAGGTCATGGATGGACAGATGTTGAACACAATACTCTACTAGTTAGAGTATTAACCCATGGCGAATTACTAGAAATTATTTAATAATGATGAACAAGTATATCGCAATGCGTAACAAAGGCATTGTAGATGCCTCTGTGCTATACACATATGCTGTTGAAAAAGGTTTTAAGTTAGGTTTCCATGAATTCATTCATTGCTTAAATCATGCTGATATAAATTACATTATCACTACTTTAGACAGTGAATTTGGGTTAACTAGATTACACGATAAAAACGATCAATTTATAAAAATAATAGAATAATATGGAAAATAATAATTTAGCATTTCAAGATACATTAGCGTTTGAAATATGGATGCGTGAAACTGTACAATCAGTACATTATGCTGACAATGACAGTATGGCTAATGCTTACGATAGAGTATTTAACAACAGTATTGAATTAAAGTTATATGAGAACATTAAGCGATAAAGAATCAAACCTAATTAAATTAGCGGTATATGAAGGCATTGACAAGATCTCCGACAGATTATGGACCGACTTCAAAATCTGTGAATCCAAATTAACAAAATTGCAATCTGACCGGTTTAGCGAATTCGAAGATCTGCTATACACCTTTGCTGCCGAGCTCGCTGAAGATCACGGAGTCTTACAGTCTCAATACGAACAATAGTTGATAATATAAATGTAACCAATAAAATATAATATAATGGAAAAAATTAATGACCTATTTGAATGTGCCATTGGCGATTCCGACAATGCATTCCCAACAATTTTTAGTAAAGAAGATGTTATATACATACTAGCTAAATTACGTACTAATGTAATGGAAGAAGTATCTGCATTACAACCTGTAAATAATAGTTGTATTAGTGAAAAACTATTTACTGAATTCCAAACAAGAGTGCGTGATACTATGGAAAACTATTTTGAGCTAGACACTTCTGAAGCAATCGATTATGATAGTGCTGAATTCAATATAGAGTATAACAATCAACTACAATTACAAAACATAGACTTAAATGTAGGAAACATCTCAATTAAATTAGATGAAGCGATGCTAACACATATTGAAGATGTATTCGGTAATTTATTAATCTTAGATCAAGAATAACATGGCAAAAGTAAAAAACATTAATACAGAAGCGCCTAAATGGTTTCGTGGCATGATATATCCAAGGGGCATGGCAGTAACAAATAGATTCTCTGGCGTTACAGTTGAATTAAATAATATAGAATTAAGTGTATATGATTTTATTATGGGTATTGCTTATTCAGGTATACATCATAAAGATTTTGATCGTGCTAGATATTGGTTTGCTGAAGTAAACTCTGACGCTTATATGGAATTATTAGACTAATTAAAAAAAACAATATGAACTTGACAAATTTAGTAGACGAATTAGGATTAACTGGTGGCTTTAGTTACAATATAACAACTGGTGAATCAACACCGTCTAATGGCTATATGGTTAGCCTACATGGCTATGAAATGGTTATACCATCTGATATATTCCATGCCAAAGATATTAGAGATTATGTAAGTACCAATGCATCACAACTATACAGAGATGATATATTTATGGGTGGCTGGATAAAAGATGATAAAGTTTACTTAGATGTAAGTGTTAATATACTTGATCTTGAGAATGCTGTGTATACTGGCATGGTTAATAACCAACATAGTATATATGATGTTGTTAATAAATTATCATTAATGTTACCATCTCCACAACGATCTGGTACTATGTCACAAAACCGTGCGTATAACGCAAGAAAGGCTAAAGACTTTGCAAATAATCATATACTATAATGGACTTAGACTTAGTTGAAAGATTGGATATTAATAGTAGCGCAATATCAGAAGCATCCTACTATCCTAATGTTAGAAGATTATTTGTAACGTTTAAAAGCGGTAAAGAATATGAATACTTTAATGTGCCTGAACATATTGTAAGTGAGTTTAAATATGCGCCTTCTAAAGGTAAGTTCCTTAAGAAACATATCATAGCCACTTACAAGTTCAAGCAAGTGTAGTTGCTATACACGGTTCATCGCGGGAAACAGCGCGTAATGCTGAATAAATATGTATAATCACTGGGGACTATAATCGCCACAAAACAGTTTAAATAGTCAATGTATGTGCTGCGTATCATTGAACTTACCTATATTATACATTGTTGATCATCTGGGGTTATGTGAAGTTTGCCGGAACGGATCCAAGGTTGTAACCAAAATGCGTATAAGAGAAAAACCGGTTCGCAGATCAATAAAAGAACTAAGTGTGTGATCACGGCCTGTCGACGGGTTTAGGGGTTCGATTCCCCTTTTAGTTCCAAAATTTATTATTATGAGTAGAACAGTAAAACAAGCATATAGAAAATCTAAAAGATTTGATAAAACTTGCAGGAATCACGGTAGTTGTTCTTATTGCACTAGCAATAGATTACATAAACATAACAAAAAGTTAGAAGCAACAACTTACAGTCTAAACACGACAGACAATTGATAATATTAATGTAACCAACAAATTAAATTATGAATATATTTTATCTATCCACAGACCCTGAAAAAGCGGCTAAGCATATGTATAACAAGCATGTAGTAAAAATGATACTTGAATCTGCGCAATTATTATGTACTGCACACGTGGTATTAGATGGCGATGATGCTGACGTACCTTACAAAGTAACACATAAAAATCATCCGTCAGCTGTATGGGCTAGAGAGTCCTCTGATAATTATTCTTGGCTTTACTTTCATATGTTAGCTCTTGGTGATGAATACACAAGACGTTATGGTAAAAAGCATTTAACTATATTAAAATGCAGCGGTCCATTAGGCAGGATACCAAAGAATATGCTATACGCAAAGCAAACGCCTATGCCACAATGCATGCCTGATCAATACAAAGTTCCTGGCGATAGTGTTGAAGCATATTGGAATTACTATGAAGCAGAAAAAGTTAGCGTAAAAAATGCAAACGAAAATATAATAACTAGACCAAAATAATATGACAGACAAAGAAATCAAAGAGTGTGCTCATGATAAAGTATATGCAATATACCTTAACATTATGAGAGAAAGTTTACAATTAGATAGATATTGGAAAGTAGACCCTGACAGAGCTATATTCTTAGAAAAAGCACACGACAAAGAAGTAAGAGTATATTCTTATATACTAAGTTTAATAGAAAAAGATAATAAATAATGGAAAGAACTAAAGATTTAATAGATCAAATGATGGAATATGAATCTGGTGAATTGAGTGATCAAGATACATTGAATATGTATTCAGAGATTATTCAACACGGTATGCAATACAGTTTGCAAGGCCACTATGGTAGAACAGCTAGCGCTTTAATTCAAGACGGTTGGTTAGATAACAACGGTAACATTTTAAAAGAACTATAATTATGCCAGATATATCAATGTGTAGGAACTTCCTATGCCCAACTAAAGATTACTGCCATAGGTTCACAGCAACTCCTAGTGAGCTTTGGCAGTCTTACGCTAACTTTGGCCCTGAAGATGATGAAACTAATTGTTCATACTTCTGGCCTAATGGTAAATACTCTAATAAATGTAAACACAATGGTGTTAAGCGTGAAGGTGAGATATGTAATATAGAACAATGCAACTATCCAAAGTGTACGCAAGATGATTATTGTAGTAGTTGTGGACAGACAAGTGCTATACACAAGATGGGATGTGAAACTAGAAAAATACAAATTAACTTATGAAAAACATACACATATTACCAACGGATAAACCAAGTAGGTTGTGGTACAGTGGAAACTCAAAAGAAATTAGGTTTTACAAATACCCAGTAACCTTTCAAACATTTGAAAGAAGTCCTCAAAACATTTACATCACTTCTGATGAAGAAATTAAAGAAGGAGTTGACCAATGGTATTTGGACAAAGTTCTAAATGAACCTTACAATTCAGGCGGTGCTCAATATTCATCTAAACAAGATGTAATCATCTTAACAACAGACCAAGATTTAATCAAAGATGGTGTACAAGCTATTGATGATGAATTTTTAGAATGGTTTGTAAATTATCCAAGTTGTGAATTTGTTGAGATTACTACTTATGGAAATTATTTATCTTTACATCATTCTGATTCATTTCATTCTGTTTACAAAATCATCATTCCAAAAGAAGAACCTGACTACACTGCATTATTACAACCAGTAGGAACAATACAAGAAACACTTGAAGAAGTTGCTCATAAAATGCTTGACGATTATGGAATTAAATCAATGGGTCAAAGTATTGGAGTTTTAGAAGTTAAGAAATTAATGGTAAAAATGGCTAAATGGCAACAAGAAAAAAGTTATAGTGAGGAAGATATAAGAGAGGCATTTAGACAAGGTCAAGACAATATGGATTATTCAGACACTTATGGATGGGATTCTAAACTAACAGAACAAGAATGGTTTGAACAATTTAAAAATAAATAATATGAAAAATAAAGAAACACTTGAAGAAGCTTATAATAAGATTTACAAAGAAATAGATTTTTCAGAACTTGATTTTGCTTCTTTTGCAATAGGTGCTAAATGGCAACAAGAGCAAGACAGATGGAAAACAGTTTTTGAAGAAACACCACTAAGCAATATTGTACTATTAGCTGAAAGTCCTGATGGAGTTGTTCATTTAACAGACTGGAGAGCAGGGTATCAAATCTTTTCTTGTCAAGTTAAGTCAGAATCAAGTGATGATTGGAAATGGAAAACAATTTAAAAAGAAATAAGATGGAAAAATTTATAAAAGAATGGGGGTTATCTATTGTTGTATATGGTGGATTAATTGTTTTTTTTGTTTTTTTATTATTTGGAATATTAACAATTTAAAAAGAAATAATTATGTGTACATACGTAAAAAACAGTATTGAACCTTGTCCTACTTGCCCCAAAGTCATTTCAGCATTACATATGTGTGAGTTATTAAAAGAAACATTTAAAGATGAATAAGATGACAGCAGTAGAATGGTTAACAGAAAAATTAAAAACTGAATTTGGATTTGTATTTTCAAATAATATTTTAGAACAAGCCAAAGAAATGGAAAAGCAAAAACAAGATGAATTTGCTATTGGATTTGCAGAGTGGTTTGTAATACAAGAAAGTTGGAATGATGATAAATTAACAACAAAACAACTATTAGAAATTTATAAAAAAGAGAAAGGATTATGAGTTTATTATACAAACCAAAAATAGAACAAACAACAACTTTTGAAATAAAAACATTTAGCGAAAATACTATAGTACATATTGATTTTTATAGAGATTGCGGAAAATTTGGAACTGAAGAATCATTAGCTGGATATGTTTTAACAGCAGATAGATTGCTTCAAATATTACAACAAAGAAAAGATATAACAGACGAAGAATTATGAGTACAACATTTGGAATACCGCAAAGAAAAGTGGATTTAGATAAATTAGTTGATGAAGACGGTGAGTTACTTGATTACATAAATACATCATTTTTTGAGAAAATATTCTTCAGATCAATGAATAATAGCAGGTGGATGAATGCAATTGCTGAATTATTACCAGATGATACTAGAGTATTTCCTTTAGATAATAGTGCACAGGGTATATATACTATAGGTGATATTAAAAAGTTCTTACAATCACAACACGATTAGTAGTTGATAATACTAGTATAAGAAATAAAAAAATATTATGTACCTCATGAAGCAACGACTAGGTCTAGTAATAAAATGTGACACTAGCTAATTAATATAATAAAATAGCAAGCTAATGTCGCACTATAACAGAAACACAGAATTTTTAAACAAACGAAGAGTGATATATAGAAGAGCACCAATTAATGATAAACCAACGCAAGAGTTTGAATGGGGATCTTTCTATGAAAGTGGTACAACAGAATGTTATGAGTTGTTTAGAAGCAAAGCCAAAATAACAACATTTAAAGCATTGAAATGGCATTTGTATGTTATCTGGTATCTTAATCCTAATCTTGATCAGAATGAGTTTGAAACAATCGTTAGGCATATATGCAATAAAGAAAATGGTTTTATTACATTTAATGTTAGTGAGCAATTACTACAAAGCATGATGTACGATGTATCTTTACAAGATCTAGAAACTCCTCCTCATAATAAAGTAAGAAAGATTATATTTAACGACAACAGCAATCTTACACTTAATGAGAAGCTATCTATAGTTGGTAAGATGATTGGTAAAACAAAAAAGATTAATGAATCCGATATTTACGATGCGATGCTATACATGCACGACCTTGCAATAAAGATTACTATAAAAAAGTTAGCTGATCATTTTGGTTGTACATCAAGAACAATACACCGTAATATTGGCAATGAATTAAAAAAAGAAAAAGAACTATTAAATCAAAACATATGACACCATTAAAATTAGACGAGAATTACAAAGTAGAAAAAGATGAAAACAATTTTGTTTTAATTTTTGAAAAAGAAGCATATAATGAAAAAACAAAGAAAAATTATATGCAAAAAGACAGATGGTACTATCCAAAATTATCGCAGGTATTAGATAAATATTTGAATGAATGTTTAAGACCTATTCCTGATATTGAAAATGTTTACAAAGAATTAATTAGGGTTGAGAAGCTAATTGCATTAATATAATTATTATGACGCCAAATAAAAAAGCAGAAGAGTTAGTTAACGAATATTTAAGAATTGAAGATAATACAACATTTTATTGGAATACGTATTACGACCAAAGAATGTTTGATGATGAAGTTATATCACACGCTAAAAAATGTGCATTAATAGCAGTTAATGAAGTTTTAAAAGCAGCTTTTTATGCAAAAGATGAAATATATAATTTTTATATTGATGTAAAAATAGAAATAGAAAAACTATGACACCAAAACAAAAAGCAGAGGAAATATTTAAAGAGTATTGGATATACCTCAGAGCTAATTTAATGCACGATGAAGAAGCGATGGAAGATGCTAAAGTGTGCTCTTTACTAGCAATTCATATTTTTATGCCTTACATTAGAGAAACGAATAAGCATCCTTATTATAAAGAGAACATAACAGAATATACAAAAGAATATTGGCAAGAAGTTAAACAAGAAATACAAAAACTATGAAAATATCAATAGAGAATTACGGTAAAAAATATACAACTGAGGTTGATCATGACGACCTATCAATGGAAGATTACATAGATATAATAAATAGCCTGTTACTAATTATTGGTTTCCATCAAAGCACTATATCAGAAGCATTTGAAGAATTTAACAACAAAATAAATTATGAAAAGTTATAACGTACAAAATTACATTAGGTATAAAGAAGACATTAAAGAAACTAATAAGAATAGTTTAAATAATGATTTTCAATCATACCCACGAGATCAGTTAATTGCAAAGTTCTTACCACTTGTAGAAAATATATCTAAAAAGTTTTCAACTACAACGCAAGCATGTGGTGTACTAGATATTACAGACTTAATACAATCAGGATCTATTGGATTAATACAAGCAATTGATAAACTAGAGTGGGACACAATCAACACTTCTAATGATAAAGAATCAACATTGAAGTCATTCCTATCAAAAAGAATCAAAGGCTCCATACGTAGATCCATAGACATCAATAGAGGCTCTATTAAAATTCCAGAGCATAAGCTAAATGAAATACGCAAAGACAACAACAATGATCACGTATTAGTAGCTATGTTTTTTAATTCTATATTCCTAAGTATTGATGAACAAATGAATGATGAAGATGATGATAACACGTTTTATCAGATAGCAGATCAATCAGAACCATACAATGTAGTCTTAATGAATTTATATCTAACTAGTTTGCTTAAAAAACATTTAGATGGTAATGAATATGATGTACTGCGTTTGAGTTATGGTTTAGACTGTGATAAACATTCTGCAAATCAAATTGCAGACTATTTAGGCATTGAAGGCGCAAGTGCTTATGTTAGAATTTCAGAGATAAAAAAGCAAGCAATTAAAAAGCTGATTGATAATGTAGATTCCTCCCAAGTCCTTGATTACCTATAAGTTAAAAGTAAAACAAATAGAAAATACGTAATTATATTAATAAGAACACTAACCAATTAAATCAAATATATGGCAACAAAAAAAGAAGAAGAAGTACTAGAAAGAGATTTTTTGCTTAACGATAAGTTAGCAATAATACAAACAGAGTTTAAATCTAAAAAATCTAGATTCAATTCATTTGGTAAGTACAATTTTAGGTCAGCAGAAGATATCTTAGAAGCTACTAAGCCGTATTTATTAAGACTAGGTGTATCAGTAACAATTAATGAAAAACTATTGGAAAGCTCATTTTTACAATTCCCAATGCTAGAATCAATTGCTAGAATTTCAGATGGCATATCATCAATAACTGCAACAGCAATTGTTGGGGTTGATCTTGAGCAAAAAGGTATGCAGATGCCACAGAAGTTTGGATCAGCATCTAGTTATGGTAAGAAGTATGCATTAGGTAATCTATTCTTGATTGATGATACTCAAGACCCTGATCATGGTAAAGCTGAACCTGAAGTTAAAACTAAAAAAGTGTTATTAACACCAAATGACGAAGCTTTTGATAAAGCAGAACAGTTCATTGTTAACGGCGGATCTATTGATACAATTAAAAAGAAATATGATTTATCACCAGAAGCTGCCTCAATCCTATCAAAACTATAATATGACAAAAGAAGAAATACTAGAAAAATTAAAAGAAGATGAGCATTATTACGGGTCCTTTGGTAAAAACTTTTTAAGCAACTCAAACATATCTGCATTGCTTACTAATCCGTTATTGTTGCATGAGCCACAACCTCCAAATCCAAACTTTGTTATTGGTGGTTACTTTCATACTGCAATATTAGAACCAGATAAGCTACATAAATATAAGATCATAGATGCATCTACTAGAAATACTAACAAGTATAAAGAATTATCCGATGGCGAAATTTGTTTGCTGCAACATGAAGCAGACAAGATAGAACTAATGAAAGATACAATGCTTGCTAATAAAATATGTAGTGAATTAATAAGAGGCTTTAATGTTGAATATGAAACACCTGGTGTAGCTGAATTATTTGGAGCAATGTGGAAAGGTAAAGCGGATATTATAAACCATGACGAAGGTTTGATTATAGATTTGAAAACTACGTCTGACTTATCTGCGTTCCCATATTCTGCAAAGAAGTATAACTATGATAGTCAAGCATATATCTATAAACAATTATTTGGATATGATATGATCTTTATGGCTATAGATAAGACAACAAATCAGATAGGTATATTTGATTGTTCAGATAACTTTTTATCAACAGGCGAAGACAAAGTTAAACGTGCGGTAGAAGCTTATGATTTATTTTATAGAACAGACGGATTTGAACCACAACAATACTTAATTACAAAAACCCTTAACTAAAAACAAAAAACGAGAATTATGGCAAGTATTATTAAAGCAAGTATTAATTTGAATGAGATTCCTAAACACAAAATTATTGATGGCAAAAAAGGAAAATACCTACCCATTACAATAACTTTGAATGACGAAGTGGATCAATTTGGAAATCAAGGACCAGTGATGGTTGAACAATCAAAAGAAGAAAGAGATGCTAAAGCAGCTAAAGTATACCTTGGAAATGTTAAAGTGGTATGGACGAATGGGGATAATGTTGCTGTTGCACCAAGAACTGACGGCCAACCTGCTCCTGCGACACAAAAATCTGCAGCTCCAATGGATGATTTACCGTTCTAGAATATAATTGTACTTATAGCGCTTACCGTAAGAGCAGCCTTTAAGTCTTTTTTAGGTATAGGCGCACTAACTTCCTTTTTCAATAGAACGCAAATAGTGGCGGTAGTCGGCACCACTGCAGAGGTTACAATTAAGAATCGACTTTTATGTGCTGTGAAGGTTTTTGAACCTTTGCCCAACAACCCACTGTAGTTAGTTAAACCCCATTAATTGGGGTTTTTCTATCTACCATTAGTAACAATAAAATCAAATAAAGTAAATGCAAACACTAGAAATAAATGGTTTCTTGATCGACCAATTTAATCAACATAAACTAGAGGAAGGGAAAAGCCAAGGCTTATGCCCATTGTGTTCTCACAACAGAGAACCTAAAAACCAAAAAGCAAAGTGTGCTTCATATGATTGGGAAAAAGGATTAGGCACTTGCCATAACTGTAATAAATCATTTCAATTGCATACATATCAAAGAAAAGGATCAAGCGAAAAAGTATATGCCAAACCTACAGTTGTTGCAACTACACCACCAAGTTCTAAAGTAGTAGAATGGTTTAATACACGTGGAATATCTGAACAAACATTAAATGACTTAGGAGTATCAGAAGGACCAGAGTTTATGCCACAGACTGGTAAAACTGAAAATGCTATACATTTTAACTATTTCATTGGCGATCAACTTATCAATGTAAAGTACAGAGATGGACATAAGCACTTCAAATTGTTTAAGGGAGCAGAAAAGATTTTCTATAATATTAATAGTATTGTTGGTTTTGAGTATTGTGTTATTGTAGAAGGTGAGATGGATGTTCTTGCATTACATGAAGCTGGAATTACTAATGCAATATCTGTTCCTAATGGAGCAACGTTGGGTACAAACAATCTTGAATATCTAGATAATTGCATTGACTATTTTGAAGACAAATCTAAGATCATTATTGCTGTTGATTCAGATGCTGCAGGTCAAGCATTACAAACTGAGTTAGTTAGAAGATTAGGTTCAGAGATATGTTATATTGCTACATTTGATGATTGCAAGGATGCTAATGAATATTTAATAAAGTATGGACCAGAAGCTTTGTCAAACAGAATTAGTAGATCAAAGCCTGTGCCATTAGAGAACGTTACAACATTTAGAGATATTGAAGATGAAGTTACAGATTTTGTTAGAAACGGTTTCAAACCGGGTTTCCAAATTGGCTTGGATAATTTTGATAGTATTTTTTCTACATACACTGGTCAGTTCATTACTGTCACCGGCATACCATCTTCTGGTAAATCTGATTTTGTAGATCAAATGGTTGTAGGTTACAATGAGAAGTATGGTTGGAAAACCGCGTATGCTTCACCTGAGAATACACCTACATATTTGCATGCTCATAAATTGATGCGAAAAACATGGCAGGGTATGCCTAAAGTAGAAGACATTAAAACAGATAAGTGGAATCAAGTAGCCGACCATGTTAATGATAATTATTTCTTTATTGACATGGAACGTTATACTTTAGAATCTGTATTACGTAAAGGCGCAGAGTTAGTAAAGCGTAAAGGTATTAAATGCTTAGTCATTGATCCATTTAATAAAGTAAGATCTGCAGATCCTTCTGGCGATGTCAATGTTTATACTTTAGAATACTTAAGTCAAATAGAAATATTCGCAAAAAAATATGATGTGCTAGTAATGATTGTTGCTCACCCGACTAAAATGTATAAAGACTCTAAAGGTAATATTGAAGAGCCTACTATGTATAATATTAAAGGTGGTGGTGAATGGTACGATGCATCTTATCATGGTTTATTAGTTCATAGGAACTATGAAGAGAAGACTGTTAAAGTTAAAGTTCTTAAATGTAAGTTCCAAAACTTAGGCGAGAATGGAGCTGAATGTCATTTCAAATGGGAATCCGAGTCCGGTTGTTTTATCCCGCACATACCGACTAGTAATCCTAATGACAAATTACCATGGGAATAAATGGGTAGTGGATCAAAATCTAAAAACGGTATAGACATGGGTAACTATCATGCTTCTATAAAAGAAATGGAAGCATGCAAATGGTGTATACAGAATAATATATTTATATCACCAAAAGCAAATAGCCCAACTGATTGGAGTCTAGTAATAACAATAAATAACAATAACAATATAAGTCCTAAATCATATAAAAAAATAGAGATATGGAAAGAAATGTATAACTTCTATGTATACTATTATGACAAATATAATAATATACCAAAGGAAAAACCTAGTAAAGAAAAACCTATAAAACGGCAGCAAACTGAAAATAGTGCCGATAATCTAAAATTATTTTAATATGGAAGAATGTTATGAATCACAGTACAGAAATATACTATGGGAATGTTTATCACAGGGCGTTCATAGAAACGATCGCACTGGAGTTGGTAGTAGTTCAATATTTAACGCTTCTTTAAAGATTGATGTTTCAAAGTATTTTCCTGTTATAACCGGTAGAAAGATGTTTCAAAAAACTTTTGATACAGAATTCAAATGGTTTATTAATGGTGAAACTAATATACAAAGATTTAGAGATGCTGGTGTAAAGATATGGGATGCTTGGGCAGATGAGAATGGAGATCTTGGCCCCGTGTATGGGCATCAAATGCGTAATTTTAATGATCAAAATATAGATCAAATGCAAATGCTTATAAATAGTTTAATTGATGATCCAGACAGTCGTAGACACATTATAAGCCTGTGGAATCCCGCTCAGTTAAATCAAATGCGATTGCCTCCTTGTTATTTGTATTTCCAATTCTTTGTTGAAGGAGATAAACTTAATATGTTTGTTGTACAAAGATCTGGTGATTTGTTTTTAGGTATACCTTATGATGTTGCATTATTTAGTAAGATACTTATTTATGTAGCAGATAGGACGGGTTATAAACCTAACCTACTTGACTTGCAAATTATTGACGCTCACATTTACGACAATCAACTATCTGCAATACGTGAATATTTGGATCAAGACAATTTTGATCTTCCAGAGTATATTTATGAAAACGGAGCATTAACCTTAATAAATTATAAACACGGCCCAGTAATTACAGCAAAAGTGGCCATTTAACCTAGCTTATGTATTTTATCTATCACGTTTTTGGTAAAAAGATTGGAGTTACGCGTAATATTAATTATAGATTAAAGACACGACAAGGGTATCATCCAACTGAATATGAGATTTTAGAAGAGAGTAATGATATAGATTATATATCACAACGAGAATTAGAATTGCAATCATTATACGGCTATGAGCAAGATATTGAATTATATAAAACAACAATTAAAAACAGAGATCAAATGGTATTAAATGTAACAGAACAAACAACAACTTTTCCATGCCCGGTTAACAAGTTAAAGGGTAATCTAATGGATAACAAACAACTCAAAATAGAAACGGAGTTTGGTAAATATGCATTGACAGAAGACTTAATAGATTGGATTGTCAAAAATGCTAATACCTCAATGTATAATCCATCTAGGTCATATGTGTATAACAAAGCAATGAATGAGTTTGCTAAATCAATGGGTAAAAAAACACCCGCAATGGAATACAAAGATCAATATTTAAAATTACCAGATACTATAACAGAACCTCCATGTGTATATGATTTGATTAGACAATGGGCTGATGAAAGAGGCATATATAGAAATGGAGATGCAAAAACACAATATGTAAAACTAATGGAAGAGTCTGGAGAATTAGCAAGAGCTATTCTTAAAAATGACAAGCCAGAACTTATTGATGCTATTGGTGACATGATGGTTGTATTGACTAATCTAGCTGCATTAGAAGGTTTAAAAGTTGAAGATTGCGTTGTATCAGCTTATCAAGTTATTGAAAGCCGTAAGGGCAAAATGATTAATGGATCTTTTATGAAAGATACTCTATAATATGGAATTAGGTAAAATTTGTAAAGATTGTAAAATACCAAAGCCTCTATATGAGTTTGAAACATTCAGTGTTAAAAACAAATACAAAAATAAAGAAGGATATGAATATAGGCGTTATGATTGTAAGCAATGCAGATCTATAAAGTCAGCCAGCAGTAGATATAAAATAACTTTTGATGAAGTTAAAAAATTAAAAGAAACTGAAAACTGTGAGATATGCAATATTAATTTAAAATGGTCAGATAGATATATAGATCATAATCATACAAATGGTAAAGTTAGGGGTATATTATGCCCCAGATGTAATTCAACTCTAGAATTATTTGAACAATCAAAGCATTTAATTGAACCTAGTTTAAATTACTTAAAAAAATATGAATAGGCATTTTGAATATTCGCAAGATGAAATTATTAAAAATATTTACTATTTTAGAGAAGCGGAAGAAGTTCTAATCCTTAGAAGGAAAGAATCAAACAATTGGATAGTTTGGGAAGATAAGTATACCTGGTTTGAATATGATTTAATTAAAGCGTTTAACGAAAGAAAAAAAGAAATAAATATGACAAAACAAGAAATTGAATTTAGAGACCCAGTAGTACAATGCGTTGTAAACAAATTTGTAGATAGGTCTGATGTAGGCTTTGAAAAATACGGTAAAACATTACGTGATGACAAATCTGATGTTTTTGCATGGCTTAATCATGTTCAAGAAGAGCTTATGGATGCTACATTATATATTCAAAGACTAAAAGAAGAGATTACAAATCTAAGAGAAGAAAAATCATTACTACGTGAAATAAATGATATTGATGTCATAGATGCTTTTGAAGTTAAAGTAAAAAAAAACAGCCCAAAAAAAAAATCAGAACCTGGGATTGGACGTGGTAACCATTATACTTTCACAATAGATGATGATCTAGAAGTTGTAGGTAGATATATATCAGATACTGCTAATAGTCATTTTGGGTTTAGAAATTCTGATGCCAAGGATTAAAAGAAAGAAAGGACCCGTCGTATCTAAAAAAGTTATTTACGACGGTATTTCCTTTGCCTCAGGGCTAGAAAAGTATATGTACAAAGCATTGAAAGAATCTGGAATAGATTTTAGATATGAGGGCGAAACATTTGAATTATTACCGGCTTTCCAATTTAGTAACGATTGTCACGAACGGCAATCAAATGGTAAAGGTGATTTTATAAATAGAGGTAATAAGAAAGTTCTTAATATAAAGTATACTCCAGATTTTACAGGGTGGGATTTTATAATAGAAACAAAGGGCAGAGCAAACGAATCTTTCCCTTTGCGATATAAGCTATTTAAAAAATGGATGTTTGATAATAACGACACAAGAGCATTATATAAACCCCAAAATCAAGAAGAAATAAAAAAGACTATTGAATTAATTTTAAAAACTAGAAACAAATAATTATGACAAAAAAGAAACAACCAACAATTAATATTCCGGAAGAACCAACAGAAAAGTATTGGAGTATATCAATTGGATTTTATCCAGGAATATTATTTGGTATGAGAACATATGAAGAACCTGATTATTCAACACACGTATTGTACTTGCCATTTGTAGATATTGCTTTTGAAATAGATAAATAATATGATGGAAGAAATAGTAGCACCAATTACAATAGAAAAAGCAATAAACGGTTTTCAAGTATATTTAAAAGATTATAAAGTTCAAGCCACTATTAGGCCTGTGCCATATGTATTTGAAAGCATGGGAGCAATGTTTAAATTTTTAGAAACACAATTAGATAAAAAATAAATATGAGCCTAACATTAGACAAACAGATTTTATCCGATATAACAGTTTATACGAAATATGCAAAGTATTTGCCTGATAAGGAAAGGCGCGAGACCTGGGATGAATTAGTTACTAGAAACATGGAAATGCACACGACTAAGTTTCCAAAAATGAAAGAATCAATTGAACAAGTTTACAAGAATTTTGTGTTTAATAAAAAGGTTTTACCGTCAATGCGTAGTTTGCAATTTGGCGGTAAAGCTATTGACCTTAATAATGCTCGCATTTACAACTGTGCTTTTCTACCTATTGATAGTATTCACAGTTTTTCTGAGACTATGTTTTTATTGCTTGGAGGAACCGGTGTTGGTTATTCGGTGCAGCAGCATCAAATTGAAAAGCTTCCTGAAATACGCAAGCCAAACTATGATCGCAAGAAAAGATATGTAGTACAAGATAGTATCATTGGGTGGGCTGATGCAGTAAAAACATTGTTCAAATCATATACAGGTGCAATGACATCACATATTGAGTTTGATCTCTCAGACATTAGGCATAAAGGTGCATTGTTAGTTACAGCTGGCGGTAAAGCGCCTGGGCCAGAGCCATTAAGATTAGCGCTTGTAAAGATTGAAGCTATACTACGAGAAAAAGCAGATAGATCAAAGCTTACGGATATTGAGTGTCATGATATTCAATGCCATATTGCTGATGCTGTTTTAGCCGGTGGAATTAGACGTGCTGCAATGATTAGTTTGTTTGATCTTGATAGCACTGCAATGTTAAATTGTAAAGCTGGAGAATGGTGGGAAAACAATCCACAAAGAGGCAGAGCTAATAACTCAGTTGTATTATTAAGACATAAGATTGATAAGAAAACATTTGATAAAGTATGGGAACGTATCGAAGCATCCGGATCTGGAGAACCTGGAATCTATCTTACTAATGATAAAGACTGGGGAACTAATCCATGTTGTGAGATTGCATTGCGTCCTTATCAATTCTGTAACCTTAAATTTTAAGTGAGGCTTTGTAGAGTAATCTACATCGAATAACCGCGTGAATTGCTGGGAACTCTGACCGTTTCAAGACGAAGACAATCAGCAGCCAAGCTTTGTAGTAATACATTGAAGGTTCAACGACTATTCCGTAAGGAAGTACACTCAAGTGAGTGGAAGTGCGTGGCACCCATTTTTATGGGTGATGATATAGTCTAAACTATATAGAAATATATAGATGGGTAAATAACATTTTAATTACGTAATCTTATAAGTATACAAAACTTATTAAGATGAATGAATTAGTTAGAAATAGAGAAGGAAATTTAGTATCTGAAACAAAAAGAGAATGTTCAAATAAAGAATGTTCTAGGATATTTGAAATAACTTCAAAAACACTTACATTATGTCCACAATGTAATTCTGAAAGGGTTAAGAATACTAGTATAGAAAAGAAAATGCTTTCTAGAGCTAAAAACAGATCAAGAGCTAGAAACCATGAATTTTCAATAGATATAGAAGATATATTTATACCAGAAAAATGTCCTATATTAAATATAGAACTAAAGTGTGGTAATGGTAGACCAGGAGGAAATATAAATTCTCCGTCATTAGACAGGATAGATAATAAAAAAGGATATATAAAAGGAAATGTTATTGTTATTAGTCATTTAGCAAATTGTATGAAAAGCCATGCCTCTGTAGAACAACTTAAGCAATTTGCAAAATGGATTAATAATGAATTCCCTGATTGAGAGTAACGAACTCAATTGAATATAATTGACTGAAATTAACATGGCTGATATTGAAAGCCAAGAGGAGTTTAACGCAAGAGCATCTGCAGCATCATTCTTAGGTACATTACAGGCGGCATATTCAGACTTCCATTACTTGCGTGATATATGGAAAAAGAATACTGAAAAAGACGCGTTACTCGGTGTATCAATGACAGGCATTGCATCAGAGTCTAATTTAAAATTGAATTATGAAGAAGCTTCACAAGTGGTTAAAGACACAAACAATGTTATCTCAGCGGCGTTGGGAATCAATAAAGCAGCAAGAACTACTGCAGTCAAGCCAGCCGGAACAACATTGTTTGTGTCTTTAACCAC